CTTTTTTTTTACCGACAACATAAACGCGAAAACTTCTTGATGTCAATGCATCGTTATCAATTTTACATTTGCCGTTGATTATTGCTGTGGGATACTCTTTATCTCCGTTGACAAACACCGCAATCTTCTTATAACCGTCCCATTCGTCGTTAAAATTGAATTCCGCCTCAAGATAGTTCTTGCTGCCAGAAACAATTCCACTAAAATTGCATGCTTTGTCACGTTCCAATATTTGATTAGCAATATTAAATTTAAGAATGCGCATACATTTGTGTGCCTCCTTCAATGTTTTAGTTGTCTTACATAGACTTTTTATTCACTTATGTAACACTTAATCGAGCCTGTGAAGCCTTTTATATAGGCGAAAGGAGATAATATGGAAAAACAAATGGCAGGTGTTATGAGAGGCGCCTCACAAGCCCGATTAAACATTACATAAAATGTTTTCTAAAATATAACCCCCGGAGAATTTTCGAGGACCGGCGCGATGTGGGGAGGGGGTGTAATTTTTGCGACCCCCTCCACTATCACTTTAATTCTCTACGGAGGTGTAAGTACTCGCTGTTACTTTTTTGTAAATGTTGAGAGGATTAAGGCTTATGATTTCGTCGATCGCTCTTTCATTTTCTGCTGCACGTTCTTGTTCAGTCATGTCATCAGTAAATTTTGCAATTCGAGCAAGATAAGAACAAGTATCATAACCTTTTTCGACATCAAACAAAAACCATGAAGTAAATTGTTCAAAAGGATTGAAAGGATTGTCAATTGTTGTAAGCATAACTTCTGAATTGTTAGCATTTAATTCATTATTCAATTGTTAATTCACTCCTTTCAAATACTTAGAAACAGTTGAAGCAGAAACGCCAAGCGCAACTGCAATTTCAGCGTTTGTTTTGCCTGAGTTTCGCATTGATGTAATTCTATTGATTTGTGCTTGATTAAGTTGTTTTGTAGTTTTAGGCATTGCTCTTTGTCTTAAACTGTCAGCATCTGTGTTATTAAGAATCTTCTTAAGAATGTTCTCGCTAACAGCACCTGCTTGAATAGCTTCCCATTCACGATCAGTAATCTTGATAGAACGATCTTTTCTAGATACAGATCCGACTTCCTGTCTATATTTAGTAAGAGCCTGCTGACTAGCCTTCTTTATATCCTTGGTAGACATATTTGGATTAGCAGCCTTTTTAGCATTAATAGCAGCATTAGCTCTTAATTGAGCTTGTCGTTCTCTAGGACGATTAAGTTCAGCGGTCTTTAATTTTTCTTCGAGATCCTTTACTTCTTTTGCATATGTATTTTTAGCGGTCTTCGAATACGCTATTTTACCTGTACCCATCATGGTCTTGCGAGCTTCGTTAGCCAGGGACTTCATTTTATTTGCATAGTCGGCATACTCCCTCTCCATGGGGGTACGGGCGTTCGACATGAGCTCGGATGCGTCTCGTGCTTCTGCCATCTTAGTACTCCGTTGGGTACGCTTCTTAGTAACCGTGGTGACTTCGCCAGTCTTTTTGTTTATCTTGGTGGTCTGATAAAATAAATCATCGGCCGGCGTATATACGAGCCCGCCTTCCGGGGTATTAGGATCATACCAGGGCTTGCCCTTGACATTTACCTTAGGAGTACCCTGCCTTTTATCTACCTCGGCCCGTCCTTTACTTCTAGAGATGAGGGTGGATGCTCCGCCGGTAGTCCTGCCCTGATACTTCTTATGTAGAGCGGCTATGTTGTTATCTATCTCACTCTGCTTATAGTCAAGCTCATGCTTATTAGCATCTATGATTACCATACTATGCCTAACCGCTCTTGCTAATTCATCCTGGCTAGCTCCAAGTAAAGTCATGTCGGTTATAAGATTCGAAACCACTCCCATCTGAGTCTGAGTAGCTCCCTTAGATAAACGAGGAGTAGTTGTATCACCCTTCGGTATCTTATACTGTGCTTTAGGATCAAATCCTTCAAGACCTTTAAGAGGCGGAGTGGACGCAATCTTTACTTTACCATTGCCCGTAGGTATGCACATAACTGTATCGCCATCAAAGTCTGCTCCAGATAATCTTTCTGCAACCTTGGCATTGATACCGATAGCATCTTTGATGTCGGTACCGAGAAGTTTCTTTGCATCCTTCTGCTTATTATTTACAGTTACAATTGGTATTTCGAATGTTCCACCATGAGGATATCGAACAAGTGCGAGCTTTGTTCCGTTTGCATAGTTTGGGGCGTACACTTCTGTATCTTTCATAGTGTTAATTGGAATGATAACATTATACTTCTGCCCCGGCAATGCAGCTGCCTGAAGATGAACTGCTGCCGAATCACATTCACTAGCAAACTTGTTAAGATAATATTTCTTAACAGTGGGATTCGTGAGAGAACATATAGCGTCATACTCGTCTGTCTTATCTTTTACAGCTAATCCGAGCTGTCTATGAGCCAAGCTAACGGATTGCTTAGACAAGAACTGAGCAGGGAGTTTATCTCGCCAGTCACTCCAGTCACCTTCATCAGACTTCTTGTTAATAGCCGACAGCTGACGTTTACCATTCTTATCGATGTAATAGCTTTGTCCGCCAGCTTTAATAGTTGCTCCGAATGGATTATCCGGATCATCTTTAATCGGCTTGAGCACGTCCATCTTTGCAACGTCTCTCGATTTATTTGTATTAAATACAATGTCAGCGCCTTTCGGTAAATCATCTGAGTACACAGCCATGCCCTTAATGTAGTGAGTTCCATCTACTAATATACGAACCTGAGCATAGTGAGCATTGCCCAAAGACAGATCATCAATGCCTCTTCTTATCTCGACAAGTCCGTCACGTTCAATACCGCCGTCTTCTTTATAACGAATGCTAACACGCTTGGAGCTTATCGACTTAGGATATACCATTGTGTCAAATGTTTCTCCGCCATCATGGGAAATATAATCCTTGAGTGTATGTATCTCTCCTGGTTTATCATAAATCGCTTTATGTTCTGTACCTGGAGGACAAGCGACTTTAATAGTTGTCTTCTGTCCTTTGACATTAGTAACCTGAGTTACTCTTCCACCGTAGACAGGATATCCCTCTGCCTCGATAATCGCTAATGCTTGCTGAAGTTTCTCATGAGATATGTTAAGTTCATGCTCCACTCCACTACCAACATCGACCATACCCTTTTTATCAATCTGTTCCTTAAGGAAGTCGGCTGTTTTTCTAGCTTGGTTCATCCTTTCGGAAGATTTTTCATTAAGTAGTGAACGAACTGTGGATTCATTTATGCCCATCTTCCTTCCGATCTCAGATGTATTGAGGCCGTCTTTTTGAAGGGACTTAACTGTGGCTACCTGAAGCTTCCTTCTCTCATCTTTAGCAAGGGATTTCTGAGTACGATATTGTGTTGTGGTTAAACCAAATGCTTCTTTAATATTTTCAGGAGTTTCAGTCCAGCCAGATTTCTTAAGTTCTTCAACACGACCAAGAAAGTCACGGCCATGCTGATATGGGTCCTCACCCGAACCCCACGGATATCTTCCGGAACGTCTTGGCATACCATAGTGTTCAAGCGATTTATCATCGGAACTAGAGCCATAATATGACATTAACTCTTCTGCAATGGGGTTCATAAGATCAGACCTCCTCGTAATCTATCTGTTCAAATATCTTGTTTAAATGAATTATTTTATCCATGATTGGAGCAATTTCTTCGACCGTTGGATTATGATAGAGAATTTCATCGTTCTGATATATTCTTAATTCAAAGTCAATATCACCTGGTTTGATCTTGTACTCCAAACAAAATAAAGCAGCATAGACCATGAGCTGATCCATGTGTACTGGTGTTTTACCTGTCTTCAAATCATGAATACGAAGAATACCGTTCCTAAAACAAATAGCGTCAGCTGTTCCAAAAAATCGGTCTGAATAATATAGAACAACTTCAGTATTCATCTTAAAGCCGATAGCATCATTTACATATGCATATATGGTTTTCTTAGATCTGGGCTGTTTAATTCCTAAATCAATAGTTTTCTTAGCCCAATCATGAAGACGAGTTCCAACATCAGCAGCCTTCTTATTTTTATAAACTTCCATTGCCTTTGCGTCATCATACCTAAGCCAGGCTGACTGACTTGCACTAAAGGGTGCGTGAAGTCCTTCAAGTTTGTAATGCTGATTGAAGATCATTCAAAACTTCCTCCCTGTTCTCCGGACACACAAATCTTGCAAAAGACATGTCGTCCATTTTGTCAACATAATATTCCTGGTTAGGACGCTTACTTGCTTTGCTGTTTTTCTTGCACTCGAGAGCTGCCCATTTATCGTTATGTAAAACTAAGAGATCCGGTATCCCCTGAATATAACTCGAATCATTCTTCATAACGATGCAACCTGGAATTCTGTCTTTAATCTCTTTAATGAGATTCGCCTGAAATTTGTTTTCCAACATTTTATGGAGCTCCTTTCATTCCATAAAAATAAAAAGAGAGAAAGACCAAATATAGTCATTCTCCCTCATAACAGTCCATGTTTTTCACGCGAATTATAAATAGAAAATTAACTTATAAATATCGGCATTCGTCTTTACAAAATCGGCTCGGCCAGTTTTATCGTTATAAGCCATTCGTGTTCCATCATCCAAATATATATCTATGATGGGATATTCGAATGGGCGCCATGATTTCACACGTTTAGCTGTGCTAGGACATTTCGAACAGAATTTGTCAAATATAACATGCCATGGATTTCTATTGTCTTGATAGCCCATAGTTCGCTCCTTTCTTGTTTATGCCCACTTTCCCACTTTTTAGGCCTCTATTTATTATATATATTATTTATATATTATTTTTTCTTTATGTAATAATAGTTAAAAAAGTGGGTATTTGGCCACAAACCGTAAAAATACACCAAAATACCCCTAAAATAGCCGTTTTTAGCCCAAAATACCCCTAAAAAGCATGATTTTTATGCCCATTTTTATGTTTCAAAAGTGGGCTTTTTTAAGCAAAAGTGGGCTTTTTACCCAAATATTTTTCGGTCATCATCTCACAAATATGATCTGACACTTACAAACTCTTAATAAAAACCGGGCGTATGCCCACTTTTATAGCTTTTTGCCCACTTTTCAAAAATGGATTTGGCCACGGTTTTATCAAAAATAAGAGCCCAAGTAAACCTTGAGCCCTTTTTTTCTAATAACATCACCTATAATAGATGCGCTTCTTTTCTGGAAAAACTCCGCATTTATCTTTTTAAATTTGTGGCCGTCTCCAGTTTTATATTGATTTACTATACTTATAAATTCATTTCGTAACGATGGTCCGTCAATACTGCATGAATGAATATAATCATCCACTATTATGTATTTAAATGTTCCATGGTTGGCATTTTGCCCACATTCATAAGCAATAGCTAATTTATGCTCACCTATTTTTATAGAGCCAGCCACTTTCAATTCAAATTCGCGTTCTTGACCCAAGCAAATATCTTTGAATTTATGCATAGAAAATCGTTTATAAGCAGAACCATATTTTCCAGTCATGACTAACCCCCGTCAAATATAACGAGATATGAACTTGACTATCTCAACAATATAAGGTGCAAGTCCGAGATCTGTCACAATTTGACCGACAATATTAAACAGCAAGAACATAAACTCACCTCCAAGTTTTACCGGTCTTTAGATCCTTTAACTCAAGACGGTTCTCGATATAGAACCCGGAAAGTTTACAAATGTTAAATATAGTTTTAAGGAATGTTTTGTATCGCATTTCGGCATAGGCTTCCTGATCTTCAATATTTTTGATAGCATCATGAGCCGTACGATCTAAATAATGTGATCCATTAAAATACGAATTGTCTTTAGCATTATGCTTACGCTGTTCCTGTTCCTTCTCCTCTAATGCGGACATGAGGGCAAGCTGCTTAAGTTGATGTTTGGTCCTTTCATTAGCATCATACTCAAGAATCAATCCTTCTTTTTCACTTACGGTAACGTCATAATGTTTGTCGTTCATAATAATAACTCCTTAATTATTTAATAAAATTTTTGTAATCGTCCTTAATAGACTTATAAAACGGTATGAATTGCTGAGTGAGTCTAAGAATATATCCGTTCTTGTCAACCTCAACGGCGATTATCCAGCCGCCCATATGTACGGATATACCCTTACCTCTGGTGAAAGGTGTCTGGCTCTGGAAGCAGCCTGTCTGGAATGCATGAACATTTCGATAGAACAAATATTCAATCTTATGATAATGTCCAACTGCCAAAATATTTGGTTTGCTATCCGACTCCATAGCCTCAATCATTTTCTGTACTTTATAACTTTGAGCATATGCGGTTCCATCCCAAGGATGCCTTAATTCGAGCGTGCAATTAGGTGTGATATTAACTATCGCGCAATCTCGTCCTAAATATACCAAGTCATCCCTTTCAAGAGATATGGCCTTACCTATATCATAACCTACATGTTTGTACAAGCTTGCGTCATGATTACCAGTTATGAAATATGTAGTGATTCCGTCAACCTTAGGATAGTTTCTAATTACATCATCTCTCATCTCATCTGCAGATATGCTATAGAGCTCGTATTCGTGCCCAGGACGCATTTTAATTCCGTCCGTAATGTCACCTGTATGATACACAGTATCGACTCCTAGAGCCTTACAGACGTCGTAGAAGTGATGTAAATGAGTAAGTTGTGTGTATTTGCTACCAATTTGAGTGTCACCCATAAGAGCAAATTTAATAACCTTAGTGCCGTTCCATTCAGAATTATGATGCTTAGGTTCCTGGTTCTGAATAGCCACTCTAGGTTTGTTAGGTTCACCATTTTTCTTATTGCGATGTCTTCTCAAATATCCATACACACTATCGTACATGTGATCGAGATTAAATTCCTTCTCGATTATTTGTGATATCTCGCAAGGTCTTAAATCTTCGCAGGCGAGCTCCAAAGCTCTTTCTTGCCACGTTTTCATTCACTTTGTCTCCTTTGTTCTTAAGTTCACAATAAGGGCAAACCTGCCGACCCTCCGGAATCTCTGCGCCACAAATTACGCAGTATTCACTATTCATGGTATCTCTCCTTTCTTTTCCAACTCACAATTTGGTTAGGAAATTGATAACGTAATTCGTTACGTATATAGCCTGATCTAAGATATCATCGTAATGAACTATTAACGTTAGGAATTGTAGTAGCATTAAATCGCCTCCTTTTTATTTTATTGTAATAATAGCAACAAACATAATCATCATGACAATTAATAAAGTTATGTTCATTTCTAAGACCTCGTAAATATGCGGGCATCTGATTCATCAAAACGAATAAGCGCATATGTACGATCGCCATTTGATGAATCGTTCATTGCTAATATTTCAAAATTAGCATTAATCAAACGATCCCATAAAATATACAGAACAAGTTTGTCAGTTTTATGTGCTTCTTGCAATTCTTCATACACACCTTTGCCAATAACTCCGTCCATACTGCTGAATATGATAATGTCAGAGTCTCGTACATGCTCAAGACATTCTTTCATAATATCTTCTTCGGATCGTCCTTTGACATCCAAATGTTCAGACGGGTTAAATACGGTTGATGTTGGGAAGTATCTTCGTATGAGGTCAAGTTCGTATGCTTCGATTTGTGTACCGTATTTCCAACGGTGATGCGCGTAGTATATTGACTGCGACTTTTCTTCCATAAATATCTCCTTTCAATTAATCAATGCATTTCAAAGTAATATGCAAGAGCTTTTCTGTTATGTTATTAGCTTCGATGGTCCAATTGTTTGTACGATAAAGCTCACCGTTATACATCAGAGCAAAGTTATAAAAATCCTCGATTTTGTTATCGTTTGATTTAAGTAAATCTATAAACTTCTCATACATCTCAATTTTAGTCACGAGCCTTTTATTTTCGAGTGATAAGGCACGGCATTTATCAGAAGGTCTCTCGTTCGCATGCACGAGACGCGCCTTGTCACATTCTGCGTCGTTTTTCATTGCGAGCAAATCGCTTTCTACATTCTTTGCTAATATGTCAGCTTCGTATTTTTCAATCAGCTTTTTTGCTTCTTCCAAATGCAATTTTTTAGACATCAGTGCCATTTGGAGTTCGTGAATTTTCCTTTCATACTTTACAAGTATCGCAGTGGTTCCTATCTCATCGATATCTTCCAATCGCTTTAGTTTTATATTAAAAATAAAGGTTGCAATAATATCAATTACTAAAAGCACTAGAATAACTGTCGCCATAATAAGAATAAATGTTTGCATCACTCTTTATCTCCTTTCATATACAGTAATCATCCGCAGATCGATATCGTTTGGACCTATGTATGGCCTCCTCCCAGCCTACTACCTCATAGTTTTCAAGTTTAATCATTATGTTCACCACTTTCTTCATACTTTGACGTTCCGTAAAGAACTTTCTCTACTCCTACATCCTTACCTGAGAAATATACTTGATCGGCAATGTCTTCTTTATCAGCCGCATTCAGACAAAGAACCCTATCGTCTTTCTCTCCTTGAGATGTAAGAATTCCAACTGTTCTGACATAACGAAAACCAAATATCCTATTACAATAATCTTCGTCAATAACAGGAATAATAACAGGCATATCATCCGGAAGCTGATTGAGAATGTCCTTAAGATCCTTTACCCTCATGTTTTTCATAATGTCTTATCTCCTTTCTTATTTTCAGTTGCCGTCATGTATCTGTATATCTGTAAGCATTTGTCTTTATGCTTACATGTAATGCATGTATCCGTTGAAATTACAATACTGTTAGATCTAAGAAGTGTTTTGTTAACTTCCGCTTCGAAATCAGGACAATCCTGACAATAGTCTTCTACTGAAATTGTTATCATTGTTAGTCTCCTCTCTAAATAAAAAAGAATAGGACACCATGTTTCAGATGTCCCAAATTTTTTACTTTCTAAACAGTGTCTTAAAGAAACGTCGTTTTCCAACATGCTTCATAAGGACATACAACTCCTCATCGATGTTCGCTTCGATTTCGTGCGGCGCGAGATGCAGTTGCTCGGACATATATCCGATACTTCTGCCCTCCAAAATACACAGAACGATTTTTCCGATCATCTCAGAAACTTGCTTCTTGTCCTCTTCATTAAGCATAAATGTTCTTTTAAAAATAGACATTTCATATCAACTCCTTTCATAAAGTAGTATGTTTTTCACTCGATTACCACTTAACCCATTTCCGTTCATTGAACTTCTTCTTTTGATCTAACGCTTTTGAGATTGCGAGATCGATTCCTGATCGGCTTTTGAGATGATAGTAATATAAGTCGGTATAGGGAGTATTGAGCCTGTCGATTCTGCCGGCTGCTTGAGCCATGACTTTATACGAGTAATTTTGCGAGTAGAATACGATGGTATCAGTCTTGATAGAATTCCATCCCTCGCAACCTGCTGTGTACTGCACCAAGTATACCCAAGACTTTCCAGAAGGTATTGGTTGGTGAGCGTGTCCGTTCCATTCCGCGATTTCAGTATTCTTCCCATAATGTAGTCCTTTCAAAATATCAAGTTCATAATCAAAATTATAGAATACAATCATTCTAGGATGCTTCTCGGCAAGCTCGAGCAACGCAACCTGCCGAGATTCGTCCTCATTTACGATTCTTCTGAGAATATAGCAAAGAACCGATGCCTGTTGGATCGGCTCATTCTTATAAGGATCCCATCGGGTTCTCATAGTATCTTTATACTTCGAAATATCATACCGTACGTAGACATCTTCGTGATGCGGCACAGTCCCTCTTTCGAAATCCATGTCGATTAATATCTTATTACGCAGACGTATAAGACGCCCAGTTCCTAAATATCGGTCGACTAGTGGAAATTTAACTCGAGGGTTGTAGACGATATGCTCCTGTTTAAACTCAGTAGGATTTTTATAGAAGCCATTAGCAACAAAGACTGGAATATAATCCTCCCATTTGTCTCCTGCTGTGGCAGATAATATAATCCAGTCATTTGCTTTAGCTATCTTATAAAATGCCTTAACCCATGCTCCCGAGCCGCACACTCTGTCCTCATCAAATATAAAGAACGCATCTTTAACTCCGACGTACTTTTTTATGTTATTCCAGGAGTCAATTACGATTTTGTTTTCGTAATATCCTTCCCCGGGATTTTTTGACATCAGGAACGGTATAAGCTCGCCTTCCCATTCCAATTTGTCGCGTTTCATAGCCGTTGTGATTATGTATAAGTCCTTCGGGTTTTTCATAGGAGTGTAGTTGCCATCTTCAATCCATCCGCCATTCTCTTTGAAATAGTAGAAAAGACCGGTTCTGGATTTACCGCTGCCTACACCTCCGTTAAGAATGCAACCCGTAAACATCCGATCGATTGCCTGACGCTGATGAGGATATAAGAATGGCTTACTCATCTTCATCTACGTCCTCGGCTATGAATACCGAATATGACTTTGTACTTGGATTATAGGAGATAGACCAAGCCAAGTCAATCTTCATGAGTACGTTTTCTATTGCTAAAATGGCGTCGGTTTTGGTCATCTTGGGTACTTTGATAATCAGATCGTCATTCATTTCTTTTTACCCTCCCATTTAACCGGCTTATGTGAGTTTACATTTGCCGGATTCTCGAGGCATTCATTGCACGGATCTTCGGCAGCTCTTTTTTTCTTATGTTTGCATGTCGGGCAATACTCGTGGAAATATACCTCTTGAAGCGTATCTTCAGTCATATCAATAACCTCCGTTAGTATTTTTGTCATAAATCTTGTTGCAAGCTTCTTTTACCTGACGATAAAAACGACTCATATATATCCAGTCTCCTTCTCAGCGGCTCCTCTTCCTTAGGCAGCCACTTCGTAAATACGACTCATATATATCCAGTCTCCTTCTCAGCGGCTCCTCTTCCTTAGGCAGCCACTTCGTAAATACGTTGTAGTAATTGCCTTCATTGCCAAGCAATTTCTTTGCGAAGCACATTGCAAGGCCTTTTTCAGGATCGTAAATATCAAGTTCTCCGCATTTGGTGACCGTCTTTGATCCGTCCTTCCAAATTACAATTGTGGCTGGGTCATTAAATATAACTTTCTCGATCCAGTGGCCAAAATCGGGTTTGGGAACGGAAACACATCTCGTTTGACAAGCTACGCTATTATAATAATTCTGAGCGCATCTAATCAGACTTTGCGCAACGAATTCTTCCGGATAAATGTCTCGACAGGTGTTGAGAGAATCGAGAGTAAAGTGTTTTTCGACTTCGTATCTGCCATCGAGTCTAAGTGTAAAGTCCACTGCTGACACGGTATCATATAAATGATAGTAAACGTCATTAAATCCATTATTTTCTAACTTAGTTAAAACGCGCTTGCAAAAAAGAACATCAATAAAATCCATAGTTATTCCTCCTTTATTTCGAAGCTACGATCTCTACTTCGTAGCCTAATTTCTTGTTTATTTCTTCTACGGTCATCTTAACCGGCTCAGATCTCTTCCAGAGAAGAGGACGATGATCGGTATCAAGGCACCCTGCGTCCTCGTAATAGCCTTCCTCAATGAGACCGTAAACTTCCATAATATCGCGATCTTTTAATATCGGATGTTTAAATGTCGATGAATAGCGACTCATAAGTATCCAATCGCCTTCTTTGCCACATAAAATCTTTTCGAAATGACCAGCTCTCAGGGCCATCATGAGCTCTCCATTTCTAAACTTAACAATATAACCGCTCTTGATATCTTTGATTGTAAATTTCTTTGCCATTTGTTTTCTCTCCGTTTTATAAATAATGCATCCTTCGCAATGATTATTGTCAAAGTCTCTACAAAGGTCTCTTGAATTGCATGTAGCACTTCGCATAATAAATATCTCCTTTCAAAAATAAGAGCCCGTCCGTAGACGAGCCCTAAATAATTTTTATAAACGGGTATCCTCATCTGATAGGATATTCCGCTCTTGTAACTCTTCCGTCATCGTAGCAAGTAAGTTCAACTCGCACTTTTAATTCAGGAATATCAAACAGCCATTGATTCATAGCTGGATCATTCCAGAACTCGACGGCATCTTCGTATTGAGCATAATGCTCATCAAAATATTTTGCCAAACGTCTTTGGTACCATTTCTCAGTTTTCATCAGATAATCGCCCCTTTAGAGTGTTAGGTGGTGGCAGTAAAGAATATAACTTACGTCCATTAACCTCTCCGCAGCTTTCTAGCAAACAATTATCTCTTAATGCGTTCAGTCCAACGATTCCGATCATATGAATAATATAATCTTCGTACAGAGCGTCAAGGCTGTTAAACTCAGCCCACATGATTCGATAATAGAAGTCTAGCATCTGACTCAATCCTCCTGTACCAATTTTACATCAGTAAGAACATAATCCCAGCTTGTTCCAAAGTGTGTAATTGCCCAAATATAAACATCGAGCTTTTCGTTGTAAAACACTAACTCATCGGTAAGCTCTTCTAAAAGTTTGTATCCATACTCTGAGATAATATAGTCTTGGAAAACCATTGTGTTGAATTCTCCAGCGACAATCTCCCAATCTTCTAAAGTATTGGCTCGAATAGTGTTATTTAGAATGCAGTCACCCACAATATCAGCGAGCGCCTTATAATCCAAATATCCATGTTCAAGTCCGTACTTAGATACCTTTACTCCATAAGCCTTTCCGTCGTACAATCTGATGCTGTTCTTTTCCATGATGTATTTCCCCCTTGGGACCCTTAGATACTAGTCTGTCCTAGTAGCCAACCGTCTTTCCGATTTGTCTGTGCAATCTACCAACTGAGCAACTGGCTGTTTCCTTAAATTGCGATCGGACATTTAACCTCTTGGCACCAGTGAATATCATTCTTCCTCTTCTTCGAAGCGAGCTGTAAAGCGATCGAGCCTCTGGAAGATTTCAGCTCCCTGAAGATATGCAGTTCGGCCCTGCTTTCCATTGACATCCCAATCGTATGGGCGAATATCAAGATCGACGCTCTCGATATCAATATCGTCAAGACAGCAGATAGACTCCTCGTCAAGCTTGTTTCTTCTTGAACCGGTTCTCAAATATACACGAGGACCATTGTTGTTGAACTTGATCTTGACCGGGAGGAACATAAACGGATCGTCTCCGTCCTCTCTCGGCGGCTTGATCTTCACGTTCCAGCCCTGATCAATAAGAGCATCCGCTGTCTCCTGGTCCGGAATAACAACTGCGAAGTTACGATCGCCAGCGCGATTGAACTTAGTAGCCTCTCCTGCAAAGTTTCTGTAAATGATTCTGGCATCATCGATCTGAAGAATGCCTTTTGGTGCAAATGTAGTATGCATAGTTTTAAGCTCCTTTCTTATTCAGCCTAAGCTGTCTGCGGTGGTTAAGCTGCTGCTTAAATCTTGACAGACCTCTGCTTTTTCTGTAGAGGTACTGCCTTTTAAGTTTTCTGCCTCCGTGCTTTTTCATAGTGAAATCTCCTTTCATTAAATAAAAATAAGAGAAGAACGACTACTGGATTTGAACCAGTGACCTCTACAGATATGTAGCGCTCTGACCAACTGAGCTAAGTCATTCTTCTCATAATAGGAATTGTAAATATCGCGAACTACCTTACGTCAAACGGTGTCGCGTCTTCATCATTCTCGAATGGTTCGCCCGCTGCTTGCCAAGGAGGAAGATCGGCAACGTACGGATCACTAGATACAAACCATTCAAAATCGCCGTATTCGGATATAGTTTCGACAGCTTCATCAACAAGTTTGTTGTAATATGACTTATCGATATCACCAAACTTCTCGAGTGTCTTAACGGTCTCAGCTTCGAGCCATCGATATCCTTTAGCGCCAGTAGCCGAGTCGTACTTAATATTTCCGTCCTTATCTTTTCCTTCGCGCAACAGTTCTCCACCGTTACATCCGGGTTTAATAGGACAGAACAATCCGACTCGTCCAATAAACTGATAGTTGTGCTCACCGTTTGGTAAGTTCTCATTAAGGTCCAAATATAACGCTGACTTAACGGATTTCGTCTCGCACATATCTTCAAACTCGATAGGTTCCCCACTGAAAAGCGACTTGAATACATACGGTATCTGGAACTGAGTTCCTGTGGCAGTCCATTCCCCGTCGTGCTTACCGCCCTTATACTTAGCAATATAAACGGCGTTATTAACAAGACACATGCGGTCGTATGTAGCCTCATGCTCGAAGTTGTAACCGTACATCTTACCGTAGTCCATTACAAACTGAATAATCTCAGCATTTGCATCTGGAATCTTGATGGAGTCGGTCTTAATATGAGCAACTTTATAGCCTCTCTTCTGAACCTCGTGCTTAAGGTTAACCATAAATAAGGCTCCTCTTTTTGCAACAATATTATCGATATTGCGAGGATCCCTGAATGGGTTGTCAAAACCAGCTGCCGTCAGTCCATATACCGAGTTAATGGCAATCTTAAGTGCCTGCGCCAAGTTAGATGCCGCTCCCTCGTCATCGAGATACTTAGCCAACTTACCATCCAGCATGTTCTTAGCAGTGTCGAAGTCTTTATGCTTAATAGCGATACGAGCGTCACGAATCTCCTGGAATCGTTTAGTGTACTCTTCTCCGAATAACTGCTCGTCGATTATCGAACTCGGATGCATTGAAGCAATATCAAGAAGAGCGATGTTTCCGTACATGCCAGGTTCAGCATATACGTAACCACCCTCTCCAACTTCCTCACCGCGATAAGTAGATTTGCCATGATCATACTTATAGCCAGGAAATATAGGTCTGCCTTTTCCATCGAACAATGTGTATTCAGGATCGCCGAACTCTTTGAACATGGTGCCATCTTGCGTGATGACCACATCTGATGCGTCCGCTGTGACTTCGCCCATGTTTCTGTAGTTGAACTGATCCTGCGGCTTTCTGTTCTTGCCAAATATAATTCTGGTTGTGAGGCTGTTTGTCGTATCATTAACAGTCATACCAGCAACATCCGCCAGAATATGACGTGCCGTAAAGTCAGCTTTCAGATGATGGAACACTGCCTCTGTTGCAACAACATCGTTATCGCAATACTCAGCGACCTTAGTCCACATCTCTTCCGGTACAGGTTGATCCCATGGAAGTCCAAGTTCTTGATGGTGAATACCAAGCTCGATCTCCCATTTCTTAAGTGATTGCTTCTTAGCGGCAAAGTCATATACGTCCGTATATGAAACGTTATAAGCTTCTCCGAAGAAACAGTTAGCTCCGCCTGTGACAATTTTCTGTGACAGATTATAAAGCTGCTCATTTGTATAGCCCATAAGTCGAGCGTACAAAATATGATTATCGTATCTGCGACAGTTAAAGCCTACGAGTCTGAACTGCATAAGCTTCTCAATCTCTGTCGGTGTCGGATTGATCATACGAACAACCGGTTTACCCTCGCCCTCTGCTTTCCAGTTAACAAGGAATAAGTTAGGAAAGACCTCGACATCATAAAATATCAATTCTGTGTCGGGTCCATCAAAATTTGCAGACTGCTCTTCGGACTTGAAATGCATTTTGCCAACAAGCTTAATGCAATAGTCTGCCTGATTCGTGCTGTTTGCCGCAAACGCAAATATAGCATTCTTCAGATCGGATACGTCGTACGTCAATCCGCTAGAATATGCTTCGTCAAGAATCTTATAAATGAAGTCAACATTGCATCTTGTGTTAGCATGAATCTCTTTATTCAGACAGCGTTTAATCGTTGTCCGAAGACCTTTTTCAGTCTGCACGATATCTTTGCTTACCATTTTTTCTCCTTTCAACGGTAAACCCGAGCTGATAGTAGCAATTTGGGCATTATTGCACTTCGTGAGCTTACGCCTAAGCGAGCTTTTGCCCGTGAATACCTTAATTTCGATGTTATCATCGTAGATTTGGCCGAGTTTAGTAGCATCCCCAGTGTAAATATAATGAAGATGAACTCCGTTGCCGCCTTTACTTATCTCTGCATAAGTGGTAGGCCACTTGCTAGCCGCCTCTATATTCCTCTCTAAGGACTTGTTGCCATTTTCGTCCTTAATGTCAAAGTCAATCACAATATGATTCTTTGGAACTTTGACGTAATGAATTTTAGAAGTGTCCAGCTCTGATAGCTTACTGGTTACCTCGTCCCATTTTTTAGATGGAGTTTCCTTAACAGTAGCGTACTGAGCCGGACAGTCAGCACATACCTTATCAAATATAGATTCTGCAGCATCAAACTTGATAAGATGCGTATGTGGTTCTTCTTTTTTATCTTCTTTTTCGTCTTCAAATTTTTCAGTTCGGAACCCGCTATAATAGCTGCGAAGTCTTGAACCGTCTTCAGAGACGAATCGTTCTTTAAACTCTCGGAAGTAGTTTTTGAGCTCCTCTTTAAAGTTCCTTTGAGAATATGGATAGGGAACTTTTGCCTCTTCGCAATAGTTCTTATACATCTCCCAAGCGGCTTTCAAAGTAGTGCTATCTTCTCGTTTGAAAATATGATACGAGTCTATGATAAAGTTATAGAAGTCGTTTGATGCCCCGAGCATAGCAATCGGAATATAACTGTCATAGTATCCCGGGTTTTCCATGTACACCTCTTGACAGTAATTCGCTATGGCCCCGAGCTCGAATTCGATCTTTTTCATTATAGAATCGTACTCTTTTTTGCCGAGTTTATTGCCTGACGGAGATACATCAATAAGTCTTCGAATAAGACCTGACTTACCATCAGTAATTCGCACAGGCTTATTGGTACCCATGAACAAGAAACATTTGAAACGATTAGAATACGTCGACTTAAACTTCTCGTTTACCGTCATGAGCTCATGCGAAACCAAACTGTTAAGCCTGGTGTTGTCCTCAATTTTAGAAAGGTCGCCATCATGTTGAATAGCGACCAGAGGATTTGTCTTGAATGCTTCCAGAGCAAATGAGTTACTCGATGAGCCTAGTGCTTTTGCGTCAAATACCGAGTAATATCCATCGAACAGTTGCTGTATAATGTTTAGGATCGTTGATTTACCAGTTCCAGCAGCACCATACAAGACCATAAATTTTTGGAGAGTTTTCGACTCGCCAGATACAATTGAACCGATAGCCCATTCAATTTTATGCCTCTCTTCATCAGAATATAACGTTGAGATTAGCTTGTCCCATGCGTCATGTTTGCCATTTTCCAATGGATACGGAAGTCTTTTACTAGCGTAATCCTGTTTGTTGACATCAGAGTTTGAAAATATCAATTTCTCGTCCAACATATGAAAGTTATCTCGCATCTGCTTTTGACAATACTTATGCCAGGAATCTATCACTCCTGACTCAGCATCCCACATATACTTAACTATCAAGCTGGAGTCACCATTCTGCTGATTTTCCACCGCAAAATTGTGGAGCTCTCTATCAATAAGGTTTATTGCGTCCTGTTCGTCCGTAGACCATAAACCAACATCTTCATTCCAAATAGCATAGAAATCTCCGCCACGTATCATCAAATCTGAACTTCTTTTTATGATGAATTTTGGATACACTTCAGTCACTCCACGCTTTCCGGTACGCGTTGCAACTTTTAGAAAATCTAGCATTAAAATTGTCAACCTCCTTTCTTTATAAATATCACGATATCGTATCTAAGTACCAATTGAGCTGATACCATATTTCTACGGTACGAAGATCTTTATCGCAATTTCTGATAGTGAACAGTCCGCCTTTTCCATTAGCCTCGTACTCTCTATCTAGAAATCTATTTATTGTATAATCAACAAAACCTCTATCGAAAATATCATCGCGCATAGAACCTAAGCCAAGGCTAGTGACCATACCCCAGAACCATTGCTGAGTACGGTCACCTTTTCTTGGGTCGTCCATTATAGTTTCTTCGCAACGAATGGCTAATGCTATCATCATTTCTAAGACACTGCAGGGCCCATGCAGACATCTTTCAGCATTGCTATCAAGATCCGGATGTTGATAAACAAAACGGTACCGTAAATCGATACCGTCGTCAGCTCTATTTCGGTCAATCGGTAAAGACCGAGGCCATCTGAATTCAGTGGAATGCAAATATACCAGAAGCTTGTTGTAGGATATTTCCTCCGCAAAGCGATCATGGCATACTATATCCGACATCCATCTGAAATATTCGTTCGCTATCTGGTCATTACGATTCACTCGTCATCACCAGGATATACTGCTTTTACGCCGGTTGCTTCCTCATAAGTTCTCATATCAAGAAGAATCTCATAATCGGTTTTATACTGGTCATTACGTACGTAAACCGAATCCTCCTCATACTCTCCAAAGTGAGTGAGAGATTCCTCACCGACAAGACTTTCGACATCTTCGATCTGATTATCATACTCATCAGCGAGAACTTTGTCTGCATAATATGTTAACGTGACTGTATCATAATCGAGATCATCAAAATCTTCAGGCGGTATAACATAAGGTTTCTCTGCCAATTTAATTTCCTCCTTTACTTCTTTTTTGTCTTCTGCGTTAGTATAGCCGAAATTAGCGACCGTTTTTGAATATTCGTGTCTAATTGATTCGTCGACAGGATTGTCTTTGATTTTGTATACATCTGCCTCCGACAAGATCTTTTTAATTTTTGATTCCTTTGCAGAATATACTTCCTTTACAGAATCAATTTCCTCCTGCGCAATTCGTGCATACTTCTCTTTTAAGAGTTTCCAAGTTACGGCAGCACCTATACTTACTCCCGCCGCAAATATAACAGCTGATTTAACTATGTTCTCCATCGCATTTTTCCTCAGGCTTATATGTGATAGCCGTGAATGCCAAACCGCCAAGCAACAGGGCTGTACTTAATAAAATACCGCCCACCATGTGTCTTTTTCTTTTAGTGTCTAACGATTTGTTTAATACCGATAAAAATTCTTCCAGTCTGTGCATAAGATCATCCCCTGTTAGTTATAATGTATAAACCACTGCCAAAACACAAACCAGCGACAAGAGCCAATGTATACGATACAACATTCACTTTGCGTGACATATGCCTGTTCTCCTTTCTAAAAATCAAAAATATCACGGTAAGAGCCTGAGCCAGGGGCGTTGACCCCTAGCATTCAAAGCTTATCGTAAATGATTCCGTCGACGTTGAAATCAAGAATAATCGTTCTCTCATAACCGTTTACGAAATCATTAGCCTTAGGATTATCCTGGTTGTAGATGCCAAAGTCTACGAAGTTATCTCCGCTCGGAATGTCCTCATCGTAAATCCAGCCGACTACCTGACCGGCGCTTGTCTTAGGAATGCCGAGCATTGCGTAGACATCGTTCAGGAACAAATATCCTTCGTTCTTAAGCTTCTTATTGGCAAAGCTCTGTTGAAGTTTGAGGAACAGAAGATTCTGCTCTGGATCTTTTGACCATCCGTTACATCCGTCGTCATAGACCTTAGCGAAATCACTGAACTTGTTCGGATCCACAATTTTTATAGTCTCAGTGACTGTTTTCTCTTCACCATTTTCATCAACGACAGTTTTCTCAACTTCTTGAGCTTTAACGCCAAGACGAAGATCGCGGTCAACTTCTTTACCGAAGCGCTCGACTACATTGTTACGATACTCTTTGAATCCTTTGTCCAGAGTTGCATAAGCTGCTGCGAGAGCAACATTACGCTTACGAAGGATATTGTTACCCGCAAGAATACTCGTAATTGACAATGCGCCAATAGCAATAGCCGGACCATAAAGTTTAGCAAACTTAACTGCTGCATGAGTGTAAACGATTGTCAGATCTTTACGATAGCATCCGACATCATAAACGCCGCCGTCTTTGAGCTTAAGCTCCTGACCGTCCTTAATCTTTTCTCCGGCAGCCTTAACCGGATTCAATTCCTCTTTTACTTCGTCGATAACATCTCCGACTTTGGTTGTAGCCTTACATGCAAGTACTGTGCTTGCTACAGTTCCGATGACGCCTGAAATGACTAGGATCTCTGGACTGTACTTTTTGAACTGGAAGCCAACTCTGTGGAAGTTTCTAGTAATTGCACTAACATCGATTTTCATTACTGATCATTCTCCTTTTTCTTATTTGTAAATTTGCGCACAAGATTATACGCATTCTTGATAATAACAATATTGCCGACTATGAGCGCTGCCGCAGTGTATTTTCCGGCAAGACTATTCAGGTTGATATAGATGAAGCTATTCGGTTTGCTCATTTTGCATTCTCCTCTTCTAATTTTTTAACGTGGGCAATAAGATGGTTGAGATACCATTGAGCTTTCTCAAGGTCCTGCAGGCCATTCTTCTTTTTCCAACGAGAAATATACTTAATGATGTTTCCCGTGTCAGTGGCCTCAATTCCCTTGAGGTCAAAAGTAAAGGCCTCGATGACATCAATAGTCTCGAGACCTGTTTCAGAAATATAGTGATTGGGGTGATTCACCATATCGTAATTCTTCTGTTCGACCATAAATTATTCCTCCGTGAAATTATCTTCAATGACGCTAGACTCGAGTTCGTCCGCGTGCTCGGTTTCCAAATGATACGACAAGATTGACTCTATGTTCGGATATGTTTTGTCGAATTTCTTGCCGCAGTGTTTGCATACGTAATCGGTTGTCTCTTCAGCCGAACCCTCGAGGGCATTCTTAATGTCATCTATAATTTTCAGTGCTTTGAGAGTAGGCACACCATTATCGGCAAATACTTTAAGCGTTTTTTTAACGATCTCGACGTCTTTTTTATTCAAGTCTGAGCTATTAAGAATATCGTCAAAAGATTTTTCTACAAGCATGTCGAAAAACTGTTCCATGATCCCGTTAATATCGAACTCCATAAATATAACTCCTTTATCTGTTGATTGGTAATGGTTTCGGAAGTTTGAGCATGTATCCATCATGTACTCTGATAACATCCGAGTTACGAAGATTCGTCCATCCGTACTTATTATCTGTATACTCGCCAGTAACTCCAACGAGATCATATAAATCCGCTACAGATGCTACTTGATAAGTTTCGATAAGATCTTGCAAGCTATCAAGAACTTCTTCCGCTTCGCCTCTGGTGTCGAGGACGATGTCATCATAGCTGTATCCCATTTGCCTCGTACGGTCACGGTAAGGGCGATCATCAGATCTTCTATCGTAATAATTTCTGTAGGAAACAGTGGACGCGTTCGTACGTTTTGTGCTTCGTCCTGTTTCGCCGTACAGAATCATATCAATACCGTTCGTAACAATATCAGATACGGCTTTCTTCAATGCCGGAACAAGGACGTCCATAACGACGTAAGATTTGACATTTGAAGCATCTTCAGATATAAACACGTCTTTGAGCTTGCTCATTTCGCCTTTCTTTTTAACCTTGACGTTTCCTTTTACAACCTTTTCGACTTTCTTTTCGGTATGTTCAGCCTTAGCAGCCTGCTCGGCTTTATACTTATGGCTATTCGGCTTGTAATCTTCCATAGTAGGCTTTTCTCCTTTCATTTAACCACGGACACTCTACCTGGTAATATAACGTTAGAATTAGGAGCGTATCCATGGCTTACTTTCCAACGATATGTCAAATTGTTTCGCGCCTGCGCTTCAGACACTGCTGTCGTGAACCCAGACCAATGACTAATCCAATCGTCATTAACAACAACCGGTCCCTCGTACAAATATGTCTTAGTCCGCGGATCTGGTTCAAAGAACGTGAGCTGTACTGGCTTAATGTGTTTGCAATCGAAAATATAACCACAGCCCAGATCCCACCTGGATCCGTCCATCCAATGAGGACAGCTCTTACATTGCGGTACTAAATATCCAGCATAATCTTCCATGGTTTACTCCTTTCTGAAAAATAAAAGAGGAGAGTACCTGTTTTAGATACTCCCTCCTTTGTTAGAACCTATGTTCCGAATCATTCTTCTGTGTCCTCTGACTCAACACTTTCTGAATCGTCAGCAACATCATTTTCGATCTTCGAAACCTGGTAGCCTTCGGCCTGAAGCTTCTTGATCTTTCTATCTGTTCTCCATGCCTTGATCTTCTTATTCTTAGCGCAGAATACCGCTGCCGCAGCAGTGGCAAGTGCACCAACAACAAGAAGTCCAGTGCAAGAATCACGATTGTAAGTCAAGTCACTCTCTATAACGCCATCGGCTACGAGTGTCTCGTTATTCTCTACCTCTTCGATTGCTGTCTCCTGATTGTTGATCATGTTGTCATCCATAATAGAATCCACCTTTCAAAAATATAAATTCGGAAAAACATTGCTGTTCTTCTCATAATACAATCTGTTTTTTTCGCGAATTAGCAGAAGCTAGAAAAGTTATAGTTAGGTGAAACCGTATAACTTATAACCAAACACGGAGTCTCATCTTCTGCGAGCTGTGAACTAAATTCAAGCTCTATGAGACCGTCATCCAAATTCCATCCAAGTTCATCGCCAAGTTTTGTATGACTCAAACCAAGTTCGTCATAGAACTCATTCAAAGATACATACATATCACGAAGCATCATTCGATTTAGCTCGTTTTCGGCTTTTCGAATTTTATCGATACTGGACTTGAAATATCGTCCTCCGAGTGCGTCAAAGCACAAAGTATCTCCTCCGCCTGTTACGATAACTTCGTTCTTACTTACAGGATTGCTCTTGACCTTATCCTCAGCAATCTTTTCACGGATATCATGCTCTTTTCTTTCGCCCAATACTTCTGTTACCTTGTCTTTGTACTCGGTGAGAGCTGTCGTTGAGAGCTGATACGCCGTTGCAAGTGCAGCATTTCGTCTCAGATGCACTGAACTTGCGCCAATGAGACACGCTATAGACACAGTGCAAGTAATTGCCGCCGGAATATAACATCTCCAGACCACCTTGATTGTTTCTGTCGGTTTGAGTTTGTTGATTTGTGGATGGCACTTGTCGCCGCTCTTTTCTGCCTTCTCCATAAAGCGTCTGTTTTGAGCTCGCTTCTCATCTTCGATAAGCATTAATGCTTTTGGAGTGGCTTTTACGGCCAGTACGGTAGTGGTTATCATGCCTGCAATACCAACGCCAGTCAGTATCTCAGGACTTCTCTTTGTCAACGTTGACTTAACAGCATTGACGATGCCTGTCATGTTCACTTTTTTCATGACAAAATCTCCTTTCAGTTTTAAACTAAAAATAAAAGAGCCACTATTGTGACCCTTCACTTTTTACTGTTTGTTTGTGTCTGATAATTGTCTAGATACCTCTTCTGCAATTTCATCCTTCATCTTTTTATCGGATGCCATTCCTGAAATTAGCGTTCCCGCCAATCCAAGAAGTGCACCTGCGATACCAAGAATTTTAGTTAAATCAATCTTAGGCATAATACAATTCATCTCCTTTCATAATAGAACCTGTATTTTTTGCGAATTGTTGTTTTTAAACACTTTTTCTATCAAAACACGTTTCCCAACGTTCTCTTTTTATCGGTTTAATTTTTAATGCCCACATTATCTGTCTTATAGTAACTGTAGGATATACGCCGTCCGTAGCTTCCCCAGAACGAGCATCAAAGAACTCTTTAAACCCGGGGTGCAAATATAACATGTCGGTAAGCCACGGATCGATCTCGCTCCACCAAGTTCGCTTGTTTTCATCAAATCTTTGCTGGATTACAGCCAATCCTTTGTCACCTAATGTATAAAGGGTGCATACGTTATACACTGGATGGCTACAGACGTGCGTTTTTCCGTACATTGATAGATAAATAGACGGTTTTTCATAGTGATATCTCAATAATCGTCAACACCCTCCGGAGTCGGTCCAAAAGGCATTTCCAAAATATAACATTCCAGACCATCGTCCAGTTCGATTTTACGGTGATTAAAGTCGATCCAGTTGATATCATCGCCATTAAATACGGACCAACCAACTGTTGAACCATAGTCCGTAAGCTCTAAACCTAAGAACTCGTATAGCTCGTTTAAATCACTGCATCCTCTAAGAGTGAAATTACGGTTGAGATGATACTCAGCCAGTAGCACTTTCTCGATAGTCGTTTCAAAATATCTATTTGAGTATTCATCATAGAACAAACAAGGCTCGCTAGTGTTTTCTTCTAGCTCCAAATTGCAGTTGTTGCATAAGCATTCAGAAGAAATATAAACGTCCTTACACTTTTCTTTTGCAATGGAGTCCACAATGGCGTTGTGAGTTTCTTCGCCATATAGCTCTTTGACTTTTCTTTTATACTCTTTATAAGAATTGTCGAGTAACGCATATGCGCTCATTAACGATGCTTGACTTCGTTTACTAATAATATTTGCGCCCCAGAAGCAAGCGATAGTGCCGATACCGATTAATACTGGCGAAATATAAACATGTGCTGTAGTTTTTACAATGTCCATTTTTGTAAGCTCGTCACCTTTTTCTTGTTTGACTTCTTCTACAATATCAACTGCTTTAATAGTTGCTCTTGCTGTTAATATGGATGTCGCAACTACACCAACTGTACCTAAGCATGTTAATATAGTTGACGCATTACGTTTGCAGAATTGAGCTACGCCTGGGTTGTCTTCTCATTGTTATTCCTCTCCCTTTGAAAAAAAATAAGAGAAGGCTAAAGGGACCAACGAAATCCTTTAGCGGCGGGGACTGCATTTCATCCCGACATTCGTGTCACACCACTTCTTCTCATAATAGACCCTGCAATTTTCGCGAAAATAAAAAGGAAGAGGCCATGCCAATTCATAACCGCTCCCTTTAGAACCGTAGTCATCACTTCCAATGAAGCAACTTGTTAATGAATCCTCGACCCATTATAGTTGTAACCGTTCCAGTCTCTTCAAATTTCAAGCTTTTCTTAGTACCCCACACAGTAAGTACTGCCGGTATGCCGATGCTTAAAGCTGTCAAGACCTTATCGATGAAATATTTCTTTTTCTCGACCTTTTCAGATTCGAGTCTGGACTTCGTGTCTTCTTCACGAATATCCTTTCTCTCTTTCCGATCGTTGTCGATTTTGTTCATTTCAATCGCTCGATCCAACAGTTTCGTTACACTGTCAACCGCTGTTTTGTACTCATCCGTACTCGGTTCCATCTCACTTATTTTGTTGAGTTTTTCCTCGATTTCGACTTCTAATAAATTGTCGATGCTCATTATAATCTCTCCTTTTTAATAATGTGAACTTACCGTTCTATAATAGGAAATGTTATTTTTGCGAGAAATCCGCTTCATTGTCGACATCAAGAATAATACGTTTTCTCTTACAAAGATCATTGAGATCATTGAGCTCGAAACGATAGACATCCTTAGACGGATCAGAATGATCGATTCTAAGAGTTCCGTACGGCTTTTTTACATCATGCCAAAAACTCACGCTAACTCCCCCGAGTACTAAACCCGTGAGAAATCCAAAAATAAACCAGCCTAACTCCATATGTATACCTCCTTTTTAAAATGATTTTATGAAAAGTCCCACCCGGGATTTTTTGACTTTACAAATATAACTTCGTTTTCAGTCATCTGCGTACCAAGATTATTTAATCTAGAATAAAAACAAAAGAAAGAGGCCGAAGCCTCGATCTTTAAGTATTGTCATCCTCATCCAATTTCTTAAGTTCCTTCTCGAATTTTCGTTCTTCAATCTTATCGATTACAACCGGAGCGATGCCAATCAATCCACCTATTAATCCGCAACCCAGTGTGTACACCATTGTACCAACCGGGTGCTTCTTAACAAATGCGAAGCTGCCCTTCTGCAAATCCCAAAAATCTTTAAAAAATTCTTTCATGATAAAAACCACCTTTTAAAATTATTTATGAGTTCCTACTCATAATACAATGTGTAAATTACGCGAAAAAGAAAACTAAGAGGCTGTTATGCCTCTTCGATTTCGGATTCGGGGAGTTCTACTTCCCAATCAATATCATATGTATGCATTGTACCTCTTAGTTCTTTACTGTCTGTTTTCTGTGACATTACACAAGATATAACTAACGTAGTCATTATTAACACGCCTATAACAAGGCCTATTAACAAACCAGTTCTGTATGATCTCATAACTGCCATCTCCTTTCATAAAGGAGAATGTTTTCAACGCGAAAAAGAAAGAGTCTGAGTTTTTAAACCCAGACCCTTACCTTTACTTTCGTTTACCGAACACAAGACGCTTAATGATAAACAATATAATAATTATACATACTATGACGTCTCCAAATAACACAACTGCTACCGAACCCCCAACGCTAATTGCGAGTACAGTAAGTCCTGTTAAGATTAACGCCATAAGTACTAAAATTGTAAATATAATCATATAAATGCGCCTCCTTTCATAATACAAGATGTTCAAGTCGCGAAAACAATAAAAAGAAAGAGCCCATGTAGGGCTCGCCCTTTAAGACCAGACAGGATCCAATAAATTTTTCTTATATGTTTCCATAGCTTTTTCTGTCACGAACAAATACATGCCCATGAGGCTCTGAATCGTCTCCTTACTAACAATAGCGAGGATAAGTGCTCCTAATACATAAAGCACTGTACCGACCACCATTGCTGGTACTGACAACAATGTCATAACCACCAAAATAATCATGTAAATAACCTTTCTTAACTTTGTTTCCATGTTAACCATCCTTTTTGAATAATATTTCGGGTGTCTGTCTCCCATAATATAAACTGTTTTTGACGCGAAAAAATAAAAGAGTGCGTAGTATGCGTGAATCCCTCTCCTTTCGGAGCATAGTCGTCTACGTCTTATAATTTGACGTTCTGATGTTCGCTTATATACTCTTTCATAACAGAATATGTTTGGTATGCGAAAATAAAAAGAAAGAGCCTCTGTAGGGCTCAATCTCTTGAATATGATAATATTATTCTCGTCATTTAGTCAGCTTGTCGGCGTTTTTTATTAAAATTATTAACGCTGTAAAAGCTAAAATTATATATACGATTCCCACCAATATCGATCACTCCTTTCATTAAAGAAGATGTATTTTATGCGAAAAAGAAGAGTCCAAGTCAGGACTCCTCCCTACGTTCTTTGATGGCTTCAATGACACCCATTGTAAACCATATTGGTGCCGCAAACGCTGATATTAACGTTCCAAATATCACAGCATACATTGGGTATTCCCCTTCATTAATGCCTTCATGAATACTTTTTCCATTGAATACAAACGTCATCACAAGCCCAATTAAGTAATAAGTTACAATTGTTTTTAGTAACATTTTATCCATCTCCTTTCATAAAGGAGAATGTTTCAGACGCGAAAGAAAAAGAGCCCAAGTTTATTCAACTCAGACTCTTGTCTCTTATTTAACTACTTTAATTTTTCTTTCTTTGATTGATCTCTTTACGCTCTCAGCCTTTGCTGCTACTGCTTGTCTAACTTCTGGAATGGCCAATGTTGATACCGCCAATGTCATAGCAGGTACAATAATTTGTCCAAGCCAGAGTCGAGCTTCACGACTAGCTTCAATTTGCTTGTAAGTCATAAATATCATCTCCTTTCATAAAGGAGCGTGTTTTAGTCGCGAAACTACTTCTCGTCCGTAGCGTCCGCTATAACGGCCTCGTGTTCCCTCTCAATCTTCTTAAGTATAATAATCTGTGCTGTTTTCACAGCGATGCCTCCTAATGCTAAACCTGCTAAGCTAGATAGTAGAATGTTTCGTTTCATTGTTATGTCCTCCAAAATATCACTTTTTCTTTGCGTCTAATAACCAAAAGAATCGTCTGTAGCGATCATAGTATGTGTTTCTACTACATGGAATGTTATGTTTCGCACGTAAATATGTATACGATACGTTTTCAGTAACGCCCTTGAGAATATAGTCATATAGTCCAGGATCGACAACTGATGCGATTCCCTCGACTAGTTTGATCCAGTCACTATACATAGCAATGTTCACAGCTTGATTTCCTGTTGGATCACTGTAACCACTTCTCCCAATTGACGTTAGTTCATCTGATGGTCTCGAGCTAGCTATCTTGATCTCGGAGCATTTCTTTTTCCAAATTGGATACTGCAAACAAAAATACTTTAACTCGTAATACCGGTGCTTCTCTATCCAATACTTGTTTCTCTTCGATAACTCAGAACGAGCAATAGCAGTCATACTCCTTTCACCTCTCTATGGGCTCCACTCTTTCGAATATTTCTAAAAAATCTAACAGTGGCTTCTTTTAAACGCTCTTCGTTTACCTCGCCATGAATATGAATTGTGGCATTATTGAATTCATAGGTTTTCATATCTATTCACCTCTAAACTAAGAAAATATCAATTGCTTCACAATCAGTTAAATTGAGCAGTTCCTTTAGTACGATGGCTTCGGCTATTGTCACTTGCCCAGTACGAATGATTTTTGTGCATAAGTCCTTTGCTACACCTATATCTAGCTCTTTCTCGAAAATCTTAAGAATCAATTTATTTACATTCAATGCACACACCTCTTTCTAGTTGCGTTCCATGCAACAAATAAAAGATAACACCGTTGGGATTTTTCTGTCAATAGACTTTTGTGCGTAAAATGCGAATATTTTAATCTAGATTTGCATTTTATTTGCATATATGCGATTTACGGTGGTATACTAACAACTGTAACGAAAGGAAGTGCATTACATGAATGTTGGAAAACGGATTAGAGAAAGAAGAAAAGAGTTAAATATAACGGTCGACGAATTAGCTAAGAGACTAAATAAGAATCGTACAACTGTTTACCGTTACGAGAAAGGAGACATAGAGAATCTTCCAATAGATATACTTGAACCATTAGCTAAAGCGCTTAATACAACTCCAGCATACTTAATGGGCTGGGACAGTAAACCCGTTTCAGCGATTAATACAATCACGGATTATTACCGGTTATCAGTTGAGGATCTCGCAGAAGGAATATTAGAATCCGAAGATAACGTACGTGTCGAGAGGTTCAAGGTCTGGGCTAAGAAATTCAATAAATATATATTTACAGACGAAGAACATAGCAAGCTTGTTGAATATGCTGAATTCCTAATTCATCAAAGAGAAAAATAAAAGAAAGAGTCCTTGGTCAGGACCCTCCTTTAGACTTTCTTAATTAGAACCGTCTGACTTTCGTTCTGCGTACACCTGCATGAGTGTTTTTAAGGTCTTGTATTTCATTTCGTAAAATCCAATAAAGTAACCTGCCAAACCTACTGCTGCATACTTAACAAAGTTTTTCATAACCAATTCCTCCTAAGTTTTTTCTCATAATAGGAGATGTAAATACCGCGAAAGGAGGTGATGCCAACTTAACCCGGCAGTACCAAACAACTCAGAGAGGAAGAACACCAATGTACAAAGAATATCCGAAGTTTTACAATCATGAAACACTAGAATATGACAGGAAATCCCGATTCGATGATAAATCGTTATCGGTCGAGGAAGTCCTTGCGAGGCATGCTCAAATATTAAAAGAATATGCTGAGAATTATTTAGGAGGAGAAATACCCGATGAGAACAAATATCAAGAAGTAGGCAGCGGGGAGCAGATCGACGAGCGTCCTGAGATGCTTCGCTTACTGAAAGCCATAGAGAACCCCGCTATCAAAGCTATATTAGTTGTGGATGTGCAGCGTTTATCTCGTGGCGATTTAGAGGATGCCGGACGGCTTATAAAGCTATTACGCTATTCGAATACGTACGTAATCACACCTTATAAAATATATGACTTACGTGACGAATACGATCGAGACGCTTTTGAAAGAGAGCTTAAGAAAGGTAACGAATATCTGGAATATTTCAAAAAGATCCAGAGACAAGGAAAATTAGCGAGTGTTAAAGCAGGGAACTACGTAGGCTCTGTGGCGCCGTTTGGTTTTATCAGAGTACCTATAAAAGACGGGAACAAAGATTGCTTTAAACTTGCTGAGAAGAAAGATGAAGCTGATATAGTTAGAATGATTTTTCACTGGTATTGTAACGATGACATCGGCGCGACTGCCATTTGCAGAAGACTCGAATCTATGAACGTTAAAACTAAGAACAATAAAGACCGATGGAAACCGAGTATGATTTTTGACATACTTGAGAATGTGCACTATATCGGATGCGTGAGATGGAACTGGCGCAAAAATATAAAGATCATAGAAGATCAAGAGGTTAAAATATTACGTCCAAAAGCGAAAAGTATAGCTGAGGACCCTCTTGAAGTAGACATCGACGAATACCTGGTGTTCGAAGGGAAGCACGATGGCCTAATATCAGAAGAGCTGTTTCACAGAGCCGCTGAAGTAAAAGGTAATCGACACCGTACTAGAACTGATACGACTCTTAAAAACCCATTAAGCGGAATAATGTTTTGCAAATGCGGAGCTAAGATAGGATACAACACGTATGTAAGAAATGGTGTGGAATACGCTCCGCCAAAACTAAAATGCAATAATCAAGTACACTGCAAAAGTGGTTCAGCTGACTTTGCGGAAGTCATGGAGTATATACGCAAATCTTTAAATAACTGCATTTCAGATTTTGAAGTATTAGTAGACTCAGAGCAAGATGACTCTGGTAAATTGCACGAGAATCTCGTAGCGAATCTCGAGAAGAAATTGAGAGATCTAGCTGAGCAAGAAGTGCTACAATGGAAAGCTCAGACGAGTCCAGATCCATCTCAAAGAATGCCTACTGAAATATTCCAAACATTAAATGAGCAATTGCTAAAAGAAAAAGAAGAAGTAAAAGATGCTCTTTGTAAAGCTAAAGACAGTATTCCAGTTAAGATCGATTACAAAGAAAAGATAGTAAAATTTACGGACGCTCTAAATGCTTTGGAAGATCCAGAATTACCTGCTAAAATCAAGAATCAATATTTAAGAGATATAATCGAACGTATAGATTACGAACGTGGACCTAACGTACGTATCACAAAAGTTAACGCCGCTAAATATAACATGACTACAGGCAAGGGTATGAGAATCTATTCTCCCCCGTACAAAATAAAGTTAAGCCTTAAGTCATAAAGCCTTATATAACGCTGTTTGCCAATTTAGGTATCATGTAAGCCCCCATTCATAAGGGCCTATATGATACCAAAGCAAAAATAAAAGGGACTGGCTGTTACGCTAGTCCCTCTTTTGTTATCAACCAGCTGCTCGCTCGTCATCATCAGTATAATACGTCAGAGCCCTCTGGCTATCCGATACACCTTTTGTAGTCGGATCGACAAGGACGCCGAAAGTAGCGAGAATGTTTACGATGATCGTAGCTACGTTAATAATAGCACTCTCAGAGACAGTCGGCACGATTTCGAACAGACCAAGAATCTGATAAACGAATGAAATGACAAGTGTTACAAAAGTAACGATAAAAGCCTTGTTTTTAAATCTTGCTTTCCAGTTAATCTTCATAAATGATTCCTCCTTAAGATATGACTTCCCATGAGTCAATTTCTTTCTTGATTTTATCCACGAATGAATTTCCGCCAAGCGCTTTGTACGCTGCGTATAAATATAAAAAGTTCTCATATTCATATTGGCGAATGATACGTGTGTCTCGGTGTTTGTAATATGTAGCGAGCATCTCACTTCTTAGCAAACACTTTTGACCTTCCTGAATATCGCCTATACCGAGAACCTTATTGCGTAATGGCTTTATAATCACGATTAACGTAGCAACAAGTCCGGCCGTGGTCGAAACAAGTTCTATAAAATGTAATAGAGTTTCCATGTATCCTCCTCATTGGTGCTATACACCGTAAACAGCTCTAAGAACGAACGCCGAATTATTGTAGGTAATACCATTTTTAGTTCCAGAGCTCTCATTTTGAGCATGACCGGTTATGACTCCATCGCTGATATATAAGTATTTACTTGCTACGAATTCAAAAGCCGACTGGATCATCATAAAGATAATGCCTGTTCCATGATAATCGTTAACCCATTGTATAGGAACGAAAAAATTATTCCAGGCATAGTCCTGAGCTTGCCCTGATACATATCTTGAAAAAGATAGTACTATTCCGTGACCCTGTGCCGATATTTTTTCGGATAACGTAATGGTTTGATTTCCGTTCATATAGTACGCACCTGACCATAGTACTTTTTGAGAATGTTTTTTCTGATATGTAGCATTAGCAGTACTCGTATCGAGATCCTTGACCCAATCACCCCACTCGCCTTCGTAATAGAAACGAGTGAATACTTTAGAGTCGGTCTTATTAGTAGTAGTAAGCTTCTGACAAATTTGTCCCTCGCCACCAGCGCTGGTTACATCAAGAATAAATGTGCCCGAAGTTACTTCGCTAGGCAGATTTGTATATGTTTTGGCACTCATGTTCAAGCTGACATAAGTATTCGGTGTTGTGATATTGTTTAAGTCAGATTCTTGACTTAAGACCTCGTTCTGGATACCGCCAGTAAACTTTGTCGGCCAGCCGACTTCGAATGTGTTTTCAAGCGTAGCTGCTTTACCTATAGCCGTTCCGGTTCCGTTAGTACCATTGAGAAAGTCAATAGGATATACGGTGCCGTTCAAGAAACGAGTCACGGTTGTTTGACCAGACGAATCTTTAACTATTATTCGGACTTCGTATGTCGTATCGGGATCCAATGTTGCTGCAGAACTACCGGACTCACTTGTCGAATCGCTGACTGAAAGACAACCGCTATATTCTCCGCTTTGACTTCCGTCAGAATTATCCGTGATGTCTATGGACTCCAAATCTATGTCATCGGAATTATTAGATGGCCAAGTGGTGCTTATCGATGGTCTAAATGATATATTTATACCAGTAATTGTTTTATCCGTAGCCCAACTAAACTTCACCAGTCCCAAATATCCATCGTCGGCAAACAAAGGAAGTGGTATCGTTATACCGCCGACAGTTGTATTTACAAACTTAGCTCTATTTACTGAAACGTTCGTAATTCTTGGCTTTTCATAATCAAGTACCCATATAGCGTACAACGTAATATTAGCATTTGCAGTGTATGTTCCGCCGGGTTGATATTTGGCAGTCGTGTCCGAAGCAGCCGTTCCCCAACCAATGAACTTGTAATCTGTTTTAGTCGGCTTCGTGCTAGAAAGGGTCAAGTTAGTACCGTATGTCTTTGTCTGGTTGCCCGGGGCTCCAGAACCGCCGTTGGCATTATATGCAACTGTGAATGTACTCTTTATCCATATGGCATATAATGTTATATTCGCATTTGAACTATACGTACCGCCAGGTTGATATGCAACTGCGCCACTAGAAGTGGTCGCCCAGCCTTTAAAAATATAACCGGATCTAGTCGGTTTACCAGATGAAAGAGTCAGGTTAGTACCATAAACTTTAGTCTGTTTTCCAGGCGCGTTCGAGCCACCATTAGCATTATATGTTATCGTATAGGATGGCTTGGCCGATACAGTTACTGTACCCGATGCTGATAACGTGCCTTTGTATTGTCCGCTCCATGTTAAGTTAAACGGGAACGATACAACAAAAGTGATTCCTTGCGTGCTAGCAGTTTTATTTATGGACACTGTGCCGCTAGCCATCAGTTTTGTTCCTGTCACGCCGTTAATGTTATAGCTTCCCGTGCCACCTGATGGGACTGATCCGTTGACTTTTACGGTATACGTTCTCGCTGATGCACTTGCTGGATAGTCTGATATATAGTAAACAGCCCAGTTAAGTTTTGAAACGGTCGCCGTAGAGGTTGATGCGTTTTCTGTCACAACCAATTTTACGTACGGTGACGTACCGGCCCATCTAGTAGTTTGACATGATGCCATTAGCTGCCAGCTCCTTTCCACGATAGTCCGAGATTACCATTGGCTCTATTTTTCCATACGAAATTCCCCATAGCGATCTCGTTGTCTACTTTTATCTTGTCGGTATCGAGTCCTTCATTGGTGACTTTTGTTGGGACTTCAGATCCGACTACGAATTGAATATCCTCGTTCGTAAGCGTTAGTTTTGCTTTGTTATCAGCTTTACCAAGTTCTATCTTGGGGTTGCCAGTATCGGTTTCGTCAATATGTACGTATGCGGTTTTCTTACCAATATCGTCGATCGTGTCTTTGAAGTTTCCGAAATTGAATTGCCAGCCATCTGCGGTTTGCGTCATTAAAGTCGATCCGTCTTTACCAACAACTAAATTTTTTATCGCGTCGTTAAGCTTTGATATTTCAGAATATGCACGATCAGCGACTTCTCTAGCATCATCTGCAGCGTCGTTTGCTTTGTCAGCGTCTGCTGACGCCTGCTCAGCATTAGCATTGGCGTCGTTTATTGCCTGTGCAAGAACAGGGGCGGTTGTCGAGGTTGTATCATCCGACCAAGTTATGAATGACCTTGTCCAAATATAACTTCCAGAAGACCAAGTAGGCTGCTCGTTTGTCCAATCGCCGCCAGTAGGCTCGACCTCTGAAGTGGAGAGATAATACTGCTCGATGATACTTGACACACCTATACCTTGCTCGCCAGGTGCGCCGGCAGCTCCATCCTTACCGTTGGTTCCATTTGTACCGTTCTTACCTGTATCACCATAGACTCCAATAATTCTCTTTTTAGAATCAGTTGAAGTTCCATCAGTGTAAGCGATAGTCTCATAGTTCCAAAGATATTTGTTGGTACTTGTCAATGTCGGAACTGTGGAAACCCAAGAGGTCGGCGTAGTTGTCGTCGATGTTACCTGATAATGCTCGGTAATTGACGATATACCTTTGCCATCCTTGCCTGGAGCTCCATCAGTTCCGTTGGTACCGTCAGTACCGTCTTTTCCATCTTTACCATTGGTTCCGTCCTTACCGGCCACTCCGGTGTTACCAGTTATGCAAACCGGGTTAGAGTATGAGACGGTATTATCAGCACTGGTGGTTTTGGTTCTGGACCAAATATAAGTACCATTTTCCCATGTGGGGGCAGTGGTGTTCCATGATCCGCCGCTAAGCTCGGTTGCTGATGTAGATTTGTAATATTCCACGTCTACACCAGAAATCGAACTGTTAGCGACTTCATCCAGAGCAGTCTGAAGATTCTTTCTACTAGAACCAAATGTCACTTCATCGGCGGATATAGCAAGCTTATAATTACCATCGGCATCCTCGTAAAATTTAATGAAATGAAACGCGTCACCGACATTTAGCTGACCGTCATTATCCATATAAATACCCCTAGTGGTATTATTTACAGACTCTTTGACTACGGAATGAATAGCATCACTATCTATTTTGAATCCGCCGATAGTAGCTCCGAAAGCAACAAGATCATCGACTTTTATCTTCTCGGCAACAATGGTTTTATTATTGATAATTGCGCCATGCAAACCGTTTTTGAGAGTTTCGAGATCCTCAATCTCAGCAAGACCAGATTCGCCTAATGCCTCAGCATTGAGCTTGTACAATAGACCGTCCTCAGTTCGAATTACAAGCTTATCCGCAACGAGTGTTCCGGCCTGAATAAGATCGCCGTTAATTGTTACGCCGACAAGTTTACCTGTGACCGTACCGTTACTGATCGTGACGTCTTCCATCATTCCAAACTTCGCATAGAACTTTTTGATAGATGCTTCGTCAATATTAGTGTAATTGATGTTGACGTACTTGCTATCCAGACTTGTGATGTTGGCTTTGACTGCATCCAGTTCGTCTATGGATGCATACTTTGCATCAAGTTCGTCAATTTCAGCTTTATCAGCTTTGAGCTCTTCGATGTTTGCTGATCTAGCCTCCAAGTCAGTGATTCGGGCTTTAGCTGCATCCAGTACACCAATTTCGGCATAATTTGCCTTTAGATAATCAGTTGTTATTCGATTAGCATTCAGATTGTTAATTTCTGCTTCATTGGCTTCAATGCGATAGCCCATGTCAATCACATCGTCAACTCTTGCCGACGGGGATGTTATGTTACCGATAATCGTGGCATTATGGTTGTCGATATTAACCATAACTCGATCATCCTCGCTATAGTCGGCCAATGTGCTCACTGGGGTGATAACTTCAGAACCATCAAGCATTACACCTACGGTTTCTCCTACTTTGACAAGCGTTCCGTAAACGGTGGTACTTCGTTTTTTTTCGTTAGTATCTTTAGTTACTTTGACAAATTGAGATACTAAGTCATTTGACAATCCCATAACATATCACCCCCATAATTTAGCAGTGAATACTGCTTTCTCAGTTACCTGGCATCCAGGCTCACATTTTATAGATTGGCTTATTACTCGAGCTTTGATGTCTGTCATTCCGGCTCTCTTATAATTCATTCTTACACAATCACCGAGTCTAACCGGACAATATCCATGCGTATACGATATTGTATATTCAACGGAGGAAAGCTCTTTAAGCAATCGCTTTGCATATTCGTCGAGCTGCCACTGAGTAGGTGTTCCACCTAAATCAGGGTTTGCCGATCGATGAACAATCTCGCGACCTCGACTAATAGTAGAAGTCGGACTATTAGGATCGCTATTCACAACTTTTGAATAATAATTGCTATAATCATCTGAATATATAACTTCTACCACATTAGGAATACCATATAAATCATGCTCCATACTGATGTCGGACGTTAAGATAGAGCTGTTGTCGTCGTTATATGTCCAAACCGGAGTCAAAGAGGCCGTATCCTGCTTCGGTGAGAAGAGAACACGACCCATTTCGTCCAGATCAAGATAGTATTTCGCGTTTGCCGTTAGGTCAGATACGAACGATAACCATGTATCATCTGTATTAGCTACGAAATTGTTATAAAGGTTTGTTTCGCAACTAGTTTCAACAACGGGTGCTCTAAGGTGCTCTCGCACAATCCGATAACTCTCGCTCATTATATTGCTGTTCTTCGGAATATAATAACCGAGCGGAGGCGGACTCTCCTTAAGTTCCAGCAATGGAGTGTAAGCATCCATAGACACGCTTCGTATCTTGCCATTGAAGCTTGACGACGGTGTCTGGACAAGGAACGTTCCAAGCGGATGCTTTTCAGTTATTCCATTTTGAACTGTTATGAGGTACGCCCTTATGTAGCATTCTCCGAGAGCATCTGTGACATCGAATGTTGCCGATCCAAGAGTTTCAGACTCAGAATCTCGATTTATAGTGCTAGATTTGACCGTGTCGATCGGCTTAACATCTTGCCATGTTCCTGGATCCACGATGTAATACTCGTAAGTCTGCTGCATCGATTTGGTCCAATCAGGCATATTAGATTCCTCCTTCAACTCTAGTTATGTTTAACGTTACAGGTATGGTTACTTCGCAATGCTTCTTGCTAAACGACACCGCAATAGTAGCCCAATAGCCAACTCCAGATGGCTCTCTGACATATACGTCGCCCATCCATTTTGACAGTCTTCGAAGAGCGTACAGCGTATCTTCATCATCAGCCGGAATAACTGTATTCCAAGTTGCTGTTTCTCCGAGCTGTGTTCCGTAATAACTGACGGGATGCTCTCTTCCGATGTACTCGATTAGCTCTATATCTGAACTGTTGCTTTCAGAAGTATCCACATTATAAGGAAGTTTCAACATGGATCCAGCCCAAGGCTGTTCGGCTAGTAGATCTTCGTTTGATGAATCGAAATTGGACGTCTGCTCGTCCCATTGAAGTACGATGGCTTCTCCGCCAACCGGATATGGCGGTAAATCATAGTATCCAACCGCACCTGTGGCGGTCTCTATCGCTACGACTCTATACCGAGCATAATTAAGAGCCGGATGCGGATCGACAATACAGGTTCCGTCATTTTTTATGCCAGTCTGTATCTCGGTAAATTTACCGTCGAATTCCCTTCTATAGACTGAAAGCGTTATTCCGCTTATACGGTTACCTTCTTTAGTCATATAATAGGTATTAGTCTCGAAATCGGGAGCAATGTTAGTAAGTATAGGAAGATAGCTGTCACTATCTTTAATGAAGTAATTGCCCCAATTGACATCCCAATCTTCGGGCTGCGTTGTCAGCAACTCATAAACTGTGTCACGACAATACGGAGCTATGTATGCCAATTCCAGATCATCGTCTATTGCTATTTCGGCATTTGGAACGTAGTTTGTTTCGTCCCAGGAAACATAGAACGTTTCTGTAGAAGTCGCAGTCAAGCCGGAATTCATAGCAACTGTCATTTTGACCGTATACTCGATATTATTCTCAAGGTCGATATTGCCCGCCGATATTTGGATAATTAACGTTTCATCGCTACTAGTAAGTGATGCTACTATCCATTTTCCGTCTGCTGTGCGTACAAATCCTGTACGAGTCTCGGCATCGAAATGTTTCGAATATATGGTGTCGCCGGCATTGACAATCTTTCGATTACCAGTATAATCAACTGTCTCGTAACTATTGTTTGCCGAAATGGCCACATGGTAACTGATTGGTTTATGGTTAGCGTTCACCGGGCTAGCCGTTCCTCGAATATAAAATGGAAACGTTTGCACCGTGCTTACCTCGCTGCCGGCGGTATCGGTAATGTTGAGCTGCAATGTCGGCTTAGAATATACGTATATAGTCCGCATAGTAGACCAATCGCTCCAGTCATCGGTGATACCAGCTGACTTCACACGCCACTCAACTTTACTTCCGGCAGTGAACGCTGTTCCTGATGTGGAAAGTTCATACACGTATGCCTGATCTTTATCGTCGTCAGATCGGGTGTCATTTATCGCTAAACCGCCATTAAAAATATCAACATTATTGACAATTACCTGCAATAGATATTTTTTCGGCTTCGAACCGTCTTTAGAATTGTGCATCCAATACAACGATATTGTTTCGCCTTTGATTGCGGTTGTTGTATTAGACCAAGTTGTTGGAGCGGATGGTTTTTCACCAAGCACAATCGACTTGATTCCTGACCACTCCGACTCTCCTTTGCTGTTCTTGGCTCTTATCCTGAAGAAATATTCTTTTCCAGTCTCAAGACCAGTAATATACGTTTCAAGTACATTTTCGACACTTTTTGTAGTTGTGCCGCTGGACGTTTCCAGATATCGTTTCTCAGTAGAATATTCAATATCATAACCAGTAGCCGTACTAACAGCTGCCCACTTCAAATATACTGATGTTTTAGTGTCTGATCGACATTCTATTAAACCGGACGGTGCTGACGGTGCGGCTTTCTCATTGTTAGAATAGTCAGACCAATCACTGTAGAGCTTATCTCGTACAGCTCGACATCGAACCTTATACTCGCTACCCGCAGCAACATCACAAGTAAATGCGGCGTGTGATGTTACGATAGTAGATTGTCCGGTCTTGAAAATTGTTTTGTCGTCTCTTACAACCTGAAATTCGATTGCGCTGGCATTTATGTCAGATGCGATATTATCGAGTTCTGCTGTGAGTTTAAGTTTATCAATCATGACTGACGGGGCAGACGGTTTCTTCGGAGGGAAATTCGACATATAATAATATAAAATCGGACTCCATGCCCCGGTCCAATATGAGACGTCTTTATTATTAACCTTATGCGTTTTAGCAACCGGTCTAATCTGAACTGATACACGTGATGCGTTTGATGGTGGCGAATAAGTGCTCTGGTATATATCCCATTGTCCAACCGTAGTATCGGATCCGATAAACATGTCTGTGTTACCTGGAACGCCGTACCACCATCTAATTTGATAATGATCGGTTTGATTCGCCTTGCCCCATGTCCAGTTAATATATAACAGGTTGTCAGATCCATTTTGACGATTGAACTTCGTTACTGTAACAGTGTTTGAATTCGCCGGTTTAGAAGTAGATCCAGAGGAACCTGACGAGCCTTTTCGTATGATAAGCACCTGGTTTACATATATGAGATTGACATTCTTGATATTATTTAGCGAGGCAAGTGCCGAGACAGTGGTTCCTGTCCCGACAGCTATCTCACTGAGCGTATCGCCAGACTTTACTTTGTAACAAGTGTTACCTTTACTGTCTTTGTAGGTCGAGTAAGCCATATCAGTTCCTCCTTTCAATTCTCGCTGCTCTTACGAGTGTCTTGATTGCGTCGGATACTTCACTTCCATCGCTGTAAGTAAAGTCGCCAAAGTTATAAGTGTCGCCAGAACGATCACTAATCTTACGTCCAAGATCTTTGATAGCCGTAACCACGTCATCATTAGATTCATTTTGACGTCTGTTCATCATTGAATTGATCGATCCAATATTAGCCATCATTCCAACCGATGGATTAGCGTTAAACATCTCGCCGATGGATCTAGCACCAGATTCAACATTGCTTAAATCAACAACAGGTCTGATCGTAGGCTGAGCGTCGATGCCGCCCTGTATAACATCTGCTATATGAGATATGACATCTCTCGTGTTGTTAATAGCGGTGTCAGCCATATTAGTAGCAGAATCACTTACCATACCAAGATTTCTATAAATACCCTGGGCAAAGCCTTCTGGTATTGCGGCTGCAAGAGCACGGAATATCTTAGACGGTGAATTAATCTTCAATGCGGCTTTAGCAGCATCATATGCGGCTTTAGCCATGGCTCTTGCTGCTATTTCGCCTCGGAACGCATTGGCATCTATACCGCTTGCAAATCCTTTTGCTACATAAGCTCCGGCATCATAGAACGATGACCAGTAACTCTTAGCATTTGACACGGAATTCTTAAGCGCTGTTGAGAATGCTTTTGATGAAGCCGCTGATCCAGATTTAATTCCATTGGCAAATTTTGCCATCAATGTCTTACCTACCTGACCGAACTCACCTTGTCTAGCCTTGAATGAAACAAGCATCTTTTGCGCAATATTCTTCGTGACATTATTAAGCGACGAGACCCCAGAGGTTGCCCCTTTTGTTATCCCTGTGATGAGTGATTTACCAGCAGCTGATGCTTTTGGCGCGGCACTCTTAAAAGAATTAACAAATTTATCAACACTGACTTTTCCGAGTTTCTCCAATGATGCGGCCAGTGAATTAAGACTGCTGTAATCTTTTCCAGCAATGCCGTTTGCTAAGGTAATTAGCGAGTTAACGCCTGATATAGCCGAGGACATCGAGGATGAATCAACCTCGGAAACTTTATCGGCAAACGACTTTAACTTCTTAGCAAAATCAACGCTTTTAGATCCAAAATTAGTAAGTGCATCTTCATCAATACCATCGACTTTTTCCGATATGTTAGCAAGCGATCGCGTTATCGACACTGCCAAATTGGCGGATCCAAATGATTTGATCTCGCCCATCTTGGATGCAAATGTAGCCATCGATTCTGCAAATGCTGCGATTTTCTCTCCAAAGTTAGAAATGTCTTTCTTACCAGCGATCTTTTCCCACCAACCACCGGACTTTGGAAGTACTTCCTGCAGCGCAACCAGTTTTCCACCCGCCTTTACTGCCGAACTTATAGCGGATTCATTAATGGTCATGTCTCCGAACTTGTTGGAGACGGTTACCATCGATTCTGCAAATGCCGCAATTTTTGCACCAAAATCGGCGATATCTTTGGTACCCGCAATTTCTTGCCATATTCCTCCGGTTTTGGGTAATGTATCCGCTAATTCGGACATTTTTTTGCCAGCGTTAGTAGCAGCAGTTATTGCAGCTTCGTTAATTTCATTGTTTGATAATATGGTTGAAACTGCAACAAGCGATACAGCAAATGCTACTATTTTAGCACCGAACTCGGCCATGTCACTCTCGCCGACGATATCTTGCCAGATGCCGCCCGATTTAGGAAGAACTTTAGCCATCTCTGCCATGGTTTTTCCGGCATTAGCAGCTGCCTGTACAGAAGCGCCATCAACATTTTTTACGGTAGCAGCAAATGCAGCAATAGATTCTCCAAACGGAGCCAACTGTGCTCCAAAATCTGCTAAAGATGTACCGCCTGTAAGCCACGATGTAAGTCCCTGCAAGATGTCTGCTGCTGTCAAAGCAAGTAACATCTGAGCTAATGATTTAGCGCCATTAGCCGCGCCCTCATTGATCATACCGATGCCAAGGATAAATGGCATAGCATTGATAATAAATTGCGAAAGTTGTGTACCCATGTCAGCAAATGAAGGCGCTAATGGAATGAGCGCGGTTATACCCTGTATAAAACTAGCATATGTTAAAGCTAAAATAGCAGCTGTTAAAACACCGACACCTTTTAAAGCACTCTCGTCAACCATTTTGACGCCAACAATAAACGGAGTGGCATTTATTATAAACGCCGAAAGATTTGCTCCTATTTCAGGAAGTCCTGACGATATTCCCGCCATTGCTCCGCCGACTATACTTCCGACAAACTTGCCGATTGCATAACCGATAAGAGCCAGCGTTTCGCCGCCGTCTGTAATCAGTTCATTAAAACCTGGAATCCTTGACAAGCCTCCTAAAGCAGCGAGTATAGCAGCCATACCAGCTACAAAAATCGCTAGACTACCGACCGCAGTTAAAGCCCCTGTTATAGGAATCGTGCTCAATATCAGGCATGCTAACGATAACGATATTAAAACCGCGGACAAACCAATGGTTACTGCCAATGCATTCTCTAGAGGCAACGTTCCTAAGGCATATAAAACAGCACCTATGACCGCGACAGCAACTGTCAAGACGATTAGTACTCCGAGCGAACCTTCGACATATTGCGACATATACATAACGCCGGCGAATATGCCCATAAGCACTCCAATAGCCACCACGGCTCCTGTTAAACGTTCGGGATCAATAAATGAAAGTGCTATCACAGCGGCTGCTAGAATAGCAACTGCAACGGTTATAACAATAAGCGTTCCAACGCATTGCTGTGCATATTTGGTCGCAACTATAAGTCCAGCGACAAAAGCACTCAAAAATGCGACTGCTATGAGACCTTTTGCCAACGCACCTATGTCCATCTGGCCAAGCATAAATACGACTGCGGCCATTATGCCGATCGCAACCGCAATTCCAATCATAGCTACTCCTGCTTGCATCGCATTAGCCCCAGCTTTACCGGTGGCTTTTATAAGTCCGGAAATCAACAGACCAAAAACAGCCATAATGACAACACCTTTAGCTATTTCGCCAGGTTCCATGTCGGCTACTAATTTAACAACCAAAGCCATAATAGCTAATGCTCCAGCTATCATGAGCATTGACGCTCCAGCTTTAAGAACATTCTTATCGCCAACTAAATTAGTAGCGGCTATAAGACCGACGATCATTCCCCCGAAAATAGCCATAAATACGGTTCCTTTTATAAGTGCTCCGACATCCATACTTCCGAGAATTTTAACAACCATTGCCATAAGTAGCAGAGCACCAGCTATCATGAGTATAGCCCCGCCTGCCTCAAGAACGTTTTTGTCTCCAGCGAGTTTTGTCGCGGCTATAAGGCCTGTCACTATTCCGCCAAATGCTATTATAGCTATGCTGCCCTGTATAAGTGCGGATCGATCCATTGTACCGAGCATCTTTACAGTATATGCCATTAATACAAATGCTCCGCCGATAGCAAGCATTGCTTTACCGGCCTTTTCAGCATGTCTGCCAGCGAGCTTTGATACTGCTATTAATCCTGCAGTTAACAGACTAAAACCAACCGTAGCTATCATAGCCTGATCAAAAGAGCCACCATCCATCTTACCGACCATTTTCATAGCTATTGCCATGAGCAATATTGCTGCGCCAATTTTTATAAATACTTCTCCGACTTTGTCGATGTTTTTTGTATTTTTTCCTTTAGCTAATGCTCCGAACAATATTATTATTGCGCCTGCAGCAATTATAACTTTGTTAATAGCATATACAGCTGCATTTATCGTTTCGGGATCACCTATCGATGCTACTTTCTTTATGGCTATTGCAATAATCAATATTGCCGCGCATAATGCCAGCACCGTCTTGGCAGCTTCATCAGCACCTGATTTCGACTCTCCGCCGGCAATAGACTTGAATGACTTTTTATTAAGCAGCATTACCACGCCGGCTAATGCTCCTATAATTGCTGCTAAAGCAGCTATTGCGCCAACGCTTGCCCATAAACGATCCGGCTCAATCTTCGAAATTAGATACAGCGAAGCAGCCAATACTCCTATTGCAACTGCAAATTCAAGAATGGCGTCTGCAATTTTCTTAAACGACATAGCTTTTGTCATGCGCTTAATTCCTTTTGACAAAGCATCCCCGACATTCTTCACAGTCGAAGATACGCCATTCATTAAATCAGAAAAACTTGCCAACGGTGTTGTGAGGTTTTTCAAGACCGTTAAAACATCTTTCATGCTCAGGAGCAGTCCAGCGCCAAAAGCGACAGCGATAATCTTACCCCAGTCGAAGTCTTTACTGCCGTTGATGACCGTTTCGCCAACCGATTTAATGGTATTCCAAACAGTTGACAGACCGTTCTTGATACCATTAATCAATCCTTCGATAATGTTTCGACCAACTTCCTCCATCTTCGTTGATGGTGAGTGAATTCCAAGAAATTCTTTTATGGTATCAAGAATTGTTTTTCCTATTTCCAAGGCCCATTTCGCAATGTTTGACACACCACTCTTTAAACCATTGACCAAACCTTCAAAAATATATTTCGGTATATTGTCGGCATCTTTAAGACCATCAATCCATTTTTTAATGGCTTCTCCGGACTCTTTCAAATATGAAGCTATCTCTTTGACAACTTTTGAATCTTTGAGACTGGCGAACCACTCGCGTGTCTTCTCAGCAAGCTCTCTCAGACTAGCAGCTAATTCTTTAGCATATTTAGAATCTTTTATGCTTGATATAAATTCACGAATAGCGGATACCGCTTTCTTTATATATGGGGCTATCTTTTTGAAAACATCAGTCAGGTCAAACGTTGACTCTAGCCAATCATGGAATTTAACAACGGCGTCTCCTACTGCAGCTGTTACATCCAGTATATTTAAATCAAAAGCGCCAAGAAGCTGCTTTAAAATCTTGAAAGCGATTTTTATAGGACCGCCTATAATTGTTAGAACAATATCAAGAGCGGCAAAGACACCACGAAATGTTCGCCTGAATTTCTCAGCATTCTCGTCGCTGACTTTCAAATATGTCGTAAGTTTGTGGAATCCAGCTATAATATTAAATAACTGTTCACCAGTTGTAGCCGGGAATATGTCACGCCAGGCTTTCCCGATGGATTTAAACACTGTGACGAGACCCTGTCCTATATTTTTAAATGAATTAATCAATAACCATCGTCCGTTTATCTGATCTAAGTTATCAATAAAATCATTTAGCGGCAATCCAAGTTTTTCAGCAGTGTCTCGTAATTCCTGAAATGCTGCTATCTGTTCGTCGGTGTATCCTTTTGCTTTTAACTGGGCATCTGACGTGTTAGCCAGTTCTTTTATGAGTTTTTTCTGTTCATCAGTGAGCTTGACGACCTCTTCTTTATTGTCGGAGGTTGATTTTGTAGTGTCCTTTTGAGAACCTAGTAACTTATCCTGGGCTTCAATCTGCTTCTCGGTATATTGAAACGAATAACCGAGTTTTTTGTTCACTTCATTTTGAATTTTGTAATAATTTTCACCAGCTTTGGTCAGTTTTTTGATTCGCTCGGCGCCGTTACCGAAATCGCCTCTAATAACTTTATTAGCCATCTTACCGAGATCGCTTAAAGCGCCTGTCACTTTCGTTGCCATATTAGCCGCTTTTTTAGCAGGTTCTAATACCTTTGTTATTTTCTTAGCAAGACTGGAGAATCCCTTACTGAGACCGCTTTCGAGTAGCTTATTTCTTGCATTGGAAATTTTTTCAATGATATTGGTAAAGAAATCGGCCAATGGCGTCAAAAGTGATTTTGCTTCTTCAAAGTCTCCTATGATGATTTGCCAAGTTCGCGCCCAACCCGATTGAGCAGCTTCCTTCATAACATCCCACAGCTGGCTGAATGTCTTAACTTTTGTCGCAGCATCTTGAGCTGTTTTGGCCATTTGGAGAGCGCTCTTTATCTCGTCTTTACTCTTTCCAGATTTTTTAGCAAGAGCTTCAGATGCTTTATCAATCGCATCAGCTTCTCCGTACTGAGCTTCAGCACTTTTAAGAGCTGCTTCTACAGCTTTTACAGACAAGCCTGTATACTCGGCTACATATTCATTTGCGCCCGATGTTGTAAACTTTTTAAGTGTTTCGGTAAGAACCTCGGATGTCAACCAACCAGTCGACAATGATTCTCTGAACGAACCTTCTGCCTTTATAGCAGCATCGGCTCCAGTGCCGAGCAATCTAGACGTTTCCTTTAATGCGTTCTGAAATACTTCACCACCCATACCGGCATTAACAACTGAGTTCCAGTCCATCAATTTTACAGTGCCTGTAGCAAGTGCCTGCGAAAGCTGGTACATCACAGTGGATGCCTGCTGCGATGTAGAACCTGAAACTGCAGCCAAGTTAGCAATACCCTGAATAGCGCTTACTGATGTTTCCAAATCAACGCCGGCCGCCGTAAATCTACCGATGTTACGAGTCATTTCTGTAAAATTATAAATCGTAAGATCTGCGTATTTATTAAGCTCATCCAAAGCTGCATTGACATCCTTTAGAGTGCTTCCCTTACTCTGTGTATTAGCGAGTATTGTTTGAACGGCATTCATCTGCGTCTCATACTCTTGAAATCCTGTCTTAATAGGATCTATCGTCAGAGCGGACACCATATTTTTTCCGGCGTTAAGCGCAGCATTGGTTATATTAGCTAAAGCAGTCACACCAATGACATCTAATGCTGAAAATTTCATTCGCACAGTCTCGACGGCATTTCCGAGATTGACCATGCTGCTTGTGCTCTTAGAAGCTGCACTAACAGTTTCAAGCCCTTTAGACGCGCCGGAAAGCTTTAAACTATTTTTAAGCTTGTCAAGGGTACTCATACTAGTTTGGACATTGCGTTCGAACTGTTGATTATCGAACCGCATTTCAACGACTCGTTCGTCAACTGTTTTACTCATAACTTAGTAACCTCCCTCCAAGCGTTATTTGCGATTTTGTCAAAAATAGGTTGGATAGCAGGATTGATATAATCGCGACCCTGCACCCAACCTCCGTTCCGAGTTCCGTGTCCATACTGCAGAATAACTGCAATTGGAACTCCTTCATTAATATTTGAATTGTAAAAAGTGATAGCGGCAGATCCATTTTGACGTTTTATCTCGTAGTACCATGAACTAGCCGTTTTTCCTGTGTCGACAGGAGTCGCAGACGCAAGGGCGGCTACTCCCTCTCTACCGTATTTGTCAAGTACGCCAATTTTAGCAGCTTCTTTAACTCGTTCGAGATAGCTGGTTAACTTAGAAAAGTCGCCCTTTTGCCTGAACTCTATCATGATTGCAACCCCTTATACTTTCTTCGTGTAGTCAAGGCTGATCCAGCCAGCTCCCGACTTCAGTTTACCCCAGCCCTTAGTAGAGCCGGCGCCTTTAGATTCGCAGATGATAGTGTATACTCCGCGATCTCTGATGTTTCCTACGTGTGCGGTGTTAGTACCCGGACCCTTGCGGATTCTAAGCACATCAGTTGTAACTTTGGCCTTATACGGTTTAAACGGGTTCGGCGCAACAGTCGGCTTTGATGTTGTAGTCGGTTTAGTCGCTGAAACTTCTTTCTTACCAAGTGTCGCGAGAACGCCTCTTCCGATTGCTTCGCCCATCTGAACTCGTTCGGGATGCGTATCAACAAGCCATACGTCTTTTGTATCGATAAATGCACACTCTACAAGTACAGCCGGCATATTTGTCTCTCGGATTACTCCGAAATAGTCAGAGCCGTCTTCAACTTTCGTCTTGGTTCCTCTGCTCTGCTGACCAAGTTTGCAAATTGAATTAAGAATATTCCGAGCAAGTGTCTTTCCTCTTCCGCCGAAACGCGTATGATAGACTTCAGCGCCGTCTCCGCCACCGGCATTTATATGTATTTCGACAAACAGGTCCGCTTTCCACTTGTTTGCATCGTTTACTCTCCAATTGATTGAAACGTCTTTATCAGTCTCTCGGCTGATCTTAGTATCAATACCGTTTCGTTTGAGGTAGTCTCGAAGAGCCTTCGAAATGTCGAGTGTAAGATCCTTTTCTTTAAGACCGTTGGCAACAGCACCCGGATCGCTTCCGCCATGACCAACGCCGATATAAACTTTACTCATTGTGAATTCCTCCTTATCCTTTTGAATGAAAATGTTTCCTTCTTGAAGCATTAAGAGCTGCGTTACGTTCCATGACATCCTTAGTACTCATTTTCTTAGCGGGTTTATTTTCTTCATTACAAACTCGAATTAACGTAAGGAGTCTATTAAGATGCCATTTTTGACACTCAAAAGGGATGTTCAATGCAATCATCCAGTAATATATCAGCTCCGACGTAACCTGTTTTCCTCCATTGCCAGATTTACCCTTACTTTCGGAAAACCAAGTTGCAGTCATCGGAGCATCAATATACTCATTAACTTTTTTGATATTCTCAGGAGTCATATAACTATAAACGTTGTCATCGACATTCTGTGTGAGTGTCATGCATTTTATATAGTCGATGTTTTCTTCATGTGTTTTGTCTTGCTTTGATACAAATGGTTTACACCATTTTGACTCCCATTTCGAAAGAGAGACTAATGAATGCTCCAGCGCTAAAGTCTGTTTCTTAATGGTAACGAATTCTTCTTTTCTTTCGTCCCATAGTTCCATTTCAGGCACAGTTATTTTCAGCATATACATCGCCTCTCATTATTTTCGTAATCATTATGCGCCGGGCAATGCTACCGGTTTATCAGCATTGGCAACGAGATCCTGCGGAACAATTCCGTTGATAAACGCAGACGCCTTTTCAGAATCGAAAGCAAGGTCCATGAATAATTTTGAGTATGCCTCTGTCTGCGTAAACTCAGTTGTGAGTTCAGGAGTTTTGATAAATCGCTTTCCGTCAGCGCTTTTCTGACCATATGCTTTAAGCACGATTTCCTTGAAAATCTTAATAATCGCCGGGGTGTCCTGCGTGTCAACAATCTTCTGAATCATCTCAGAAAGACCGCCGGTTGTACCGAGTTCCATTTCCAAAAGCTCAGCCTTCGTAAAGTTGAAGTAGAAATCTTCTTTACGCTCTACTCCGTTGTAATCTGTGTAAGTGATTGTTTCTTTTTTCATGATAAAGTTCTCCTTTCAATTAAAAAAAGAGGGACCGTAAGAACGATCCCTCCGAAATAGTTAGATGGTCTACCGTCAAGCAGTTGCAAAAATCTTTGCAACTTCATCTGGAAGCGGAAGATATGCCGAAACAAACTTATATGTCGAACCAGCTGTAAATGTAGGATTCTGGCTGCCAGACTTTGGAACTGCCGTATATTTACCGTCGTCGCCCTTTGTGAAGTACTCATTATACTTGGTTGACCAGTCACTAGGCTCTTCAGAGAGTGACTCGTAATGGCCATAAAGGGCCTCTTCGAGCTTCTTGAGCTTATCCGAATCAACTTTCTTAGAGTCGATAGTAAGGTGCGCTGTGGGCTTGTAATCCTTGCCGCCATAACTTACAGCGACAGGAGTTGTGGATGCCTCCCATGACATTGTGACTGCCTCGGGGCTGTCGTTAACCGTGGAGTTCTCTCTTGAAGACGGCTTAGCAAGACAGCCGTATACAAGATGAAGCTTGTAGCCATAATCGGTTCCGACTTCATCATTGCCGATAAGTGTCTTGTAGGAGAGACCAAAAGTTTTACGGTTTTGCTGGGTAATCCTTACGCCAGGAGCAAGCTCTGCTGAACCATCGCACTCAGCAAACTCATCGGGGTACATATAAGCCTCGATAGTTGCCGCGAACTCTTCATTCGACATGAGCTCGAGGTACTTCTTGTTGTTGGCATAAAGAGCCGTCGGCTCTGCGCCAGACGGGCTTTCTGAGACTTTACTGAGACCATTCCATGCAACACCGTTTGCATACTTGCCGCCATCCTTGAGATAGAGAACACCCTTCTCGACACCGGTTTCATACAAACGTTCACCGTCTGCGTCCCATACAAGAGGTGCTTTAACAATATCAGACATAATTATGTCCTCCTTCTTTTAAGTATATATTGTAAATATATCGTGGTTGAGATTGTCCGCAGCGTAATGCCTATTAAATCGGCATCTTGGCAAAGCCGATATTAATTTAACGATTTCACTATCCGGATCTTCATCAATCACGGTTATCTCGTAAAAATACGATTGACCATATACGAGATTGTTAGCGAATGTATTCTGAATATCACTCTTGTAATATACGATCGCTGGATATTTAATTTTAAATGACTCAGGGGGTTGAAAATAGACATGTCTATCGCCATCAGGTTCTGTTATGTTAACGATATCGCAAAGTAATTCGTGTAACTCTAGCCTCTTATCCATTGTAAACGTCCCCCAAAGTCAATATTAATCTTGGATACTGAACTTCGACATTAGAAATCTTCCATTTAGTACCCATGAAAGTTGCGTAACGCATTGCGTGAAAATTCTCATAGGCGAACGGGTCGGCCAATATAGAAATCTCATTTGCAATGATTACATTATCATTGAGACTGCTTGTAGACTGAAGCCTGCGAGAATTTCGGAGCAGATCGCCAAAGTATTCTCGCTCTGTGATCTGCTCTTTCCATACTCCCGGCTTGGTTTCGGTCGTTTCAGCATATCCTATCTTTCCGAACCATTTACCCATTTTGAAGTTTCTCCTTTAATTATTCGGCTGTAACTGTCCATCCGACAAGGTCGGCTACTTCATTGGGTGTTTCGGTCGAAGAAATGTCCTTAGTGCCGACAGTGTAAATGCATCCGCCATATCTGAATATGGGGAGGCTAGAACCGGTAGCTTCAACGATGAGAAGCATGCCCTTATCAAAAGCATCTACTACGTCTGCTTCCGCAGCCAGCTTTGTGTACGCAGAATCGACGTAAAGCTTGTGGTCTGCTGCTTTACCATAGACTACGAGCTTTCTTACCTGCAGATCTTTTGCATCATTATAAATAGGTTTCATGATATGTACCCCCTGTTATGTAGTGTTATCTCAATTAAGAAAGATACGAAGAACCGGATGTTACGTCTTCCTCAAGAGCGATAGCTGAGTAAGGACGAGTAAGTGCGCCGGAAAGACGTGTCTCGATGAGATACTTCTCCTGGTTGAAATCGATGTCGAACTGATTGAAACGAGTAATCTCGCCGCCCTTGGTCGAACCGATTGTATAGTCGTTCATGTTAACGAAGATACCGATAAGCTGCTTTGTCTTCTCGGAACCGCTAACAGTAACCTTACGAGTCTTGCCCTGGAACTGCTCAACAGTATAAATGTTGCCAACATTGAGAGCAGCAACAAGGTCTGCCTTAGAAGAGTAGATTCTGCGGCCGTTGAAGTCTCTTGCAAGAAGCATTACATTGAGAGTATGCGGTGTGCAATAGAAATCAAGGTTGCCTGAGCCCTTATAGTTCTCACGAGTGTAAAGAGCTGCCTGAATCATAGCCTCGGCTGCGACATAGTTCTTACCGAAGTGCTTATTGGTGTCGGTACCCTGGAGGGTATCTTCCATGCCAGCAAAATCAACATCGGCATGAATTGTGTAAACATCGTCATCATGCCAGATTGAACGGATATGAGTCTCTTCGATCTTATCTGCATCGCCATCATCGCGACCATCGCCGATCATGATAGCCTTGGCAAGCTCCTCGTTGAGATTCTGCTTCATAACGCCATACTGGTACTCAACAACGTCGAAATCTGTGATGTCAATAATATCGTCTCTGTTGAGAACATCCTTGCGGTATACTGTCTGCGGGTCAGTTGTTCTCTTGAAGAGTTTAATATTGCCGGAAAGGGTCTTCATCTTGCCCTTCTGATAACCGTGAGCATTGAGTGACTCGTCGCGGATGTCAGCATAACGAGTACGGATTCTGCTTATAGGGCTCTTATGAGCCTTGCTCATGACTGTCGATACCCAGCCCTGATCTCTCTGAAGGAACTCAGGAGGCATCTTTGTAATGTCCTTATAGTCCGGGAAAAGTGTTTCGATCTCGTCAATACCATGAGCGAGATGTCCGTTCTCCTCTGCGTAAATGCTGATAGCATCCTGAAGAGAACCGCAGCTGTTCTGCTTGGCAATGTTAAGAATAGCTTCCTGATCAGAGTGGCTAAGTACATTCTCCTGCTGCTCATAATCCGTATCGAATACATTGTGCTTCATGTCGTCATCGTCTCCTTCTTCATCTTTATTGTCGTCGCCCATAGCGGCGTCCACGATTGCATAAACTGCATTCTTCTGTTTTTCACTGAGTGTATTAAATACATCTGCGATTGTCTCCTCGCCGTCTTCTTCAGCGGCCGGAGTCTTCTTGGTTTCATCTGCCATTGATGAATCCTCCTTTTCGTTCTTTTTAGGCTCATCGGAATGATATAGCACTATACGCTCATCCCAACTTGCCTCTAGTGTTTCTATGGTATCTTCGACGCCATCTTCGCTATGTGCCATGACCGTATCGATATACGCGCCAGGATTAGCGCCTGCCAATACCAGGCTCAATTCACGAATGACTCCGTGAACAACATTACCGCCAACCTGTTTCAATTTATTGGCATAAATGGAGAGCGACGCTACATCGCCATGCTGAACCAATTTCTTAGCGGCCTGTCCTGATTCAGTATCATTGAATGTGCCATATGCGTATATGCCTTCTTCTCGATTCTCAAGCAACGCGTGACCGAGAACAGCATTTACATCGTTATGCTGATGACCAAACACAAGCGGAACTATCTGTCCGTCATTGTCTTTGAACGCGTCTTTTCGGATTGTCCTGCCATCAGCACAGAGTAAATCGTTTCTAGTGGCCCATCCACTAAAATCGTATTTGTCCATTTTGAGGTTTCCTCCTTTACTGATTTTCATCTATATATGAACCGTCTTCATATGATTCCTCGGGGTTTTGTTCAGAATCGTTAGGCTGACTTATATTGCTGTTTATAAGTTGGTCGGCCTTTGGATCATCTGACGGTTTCATTCCAACAATCTGTCTGATTTCATTAGATGTCATGATCTCATTTCTAGTAAACTTATCAGCAATTTCCGCTATATCATTTACAGGAACGAGTCTAAACGGATCTCTAAAATACAGAATAGACTGCTTCTGTGATCTCGCCGTTTTGGTAAGAAACTTTCGTTTCATTTCGTCAACAATAGCAGATATAATCGGTTCAATGATTCGGTTCTGATAATTAAGCATGGTCTTATCGTCAGCTGTTCCATCAAGTATTGATTGGGTCATTCCTAACTGGCTAAAAAGCATACTCGTTAAGTACTCGACCTGTTTCAACAGATTGTTGTCAACGGCGCGATTCAACTGTGTAATATGTTCAGTACCATCAGTGTAAGCGATTCCATACTTAGAACTTGCTAGCTGCATTTCTATGTCTTTGCGGCGTTGTTCCGCCTGTTGACGTCGTGCTTCGGACTTTATTACGTAAGGTAACTGGATAATCAAGTCCAGTTTACCTGACGCGGTCTGTTCATCTGTTACGTCCATTAATGCAAGCTTTCTTATCAAACGTTGTAACGTCGAGTTCGGTTCATTCATGACGGAATAAAAAGGATTCTCTACGATTCCAATAGTTTTCTTTGGAAGGACGATATCTTCTTTTTTTCCTGTTATTTCGTTGTAAACTCTCACTTTTACATACGCTGGATACCAGTCTAGTATTTTTCCTGTTCTCATAGAAAGAATATCGTAAGAATTAGTAACTCTCGGATTAAACGATGTATCCGTTGGAACAATAGCTACACATCCTTCGTCAAGCATGGACATGACGATATCCTGTATAAACGCTCGTCCAGTTTGATCAACATTCGCCTCGATGCTCAAACAATCGTTTAGCCCGGAGGTTATCTCCTCTATAAATCTATCGTTATCATCTAAGCGACAATGTCGTATATCTATAGCGGCAGCATCTGTGGTAATTCTATTATATAGAGACGTGACAATAGATCGCTCGTTACCTCTCGAAAATCGCACTCTGTCTGGACGATAGCCATATGAAGAACCAATGCTATGCACGGGTGTCGGGTCTCGATTACGAAAAGCATTCCAGCCGTGCTGGAGTCTATCTATTAAACCCATTTTGAATTTCCTCCCTTAACAATGTCAGTTCCGTTTAAGATAATCGTTCACGAACGAATAAGCTCCACTCAATTCATCTCTTGATAATGAGCTGACTTTTCGGTTCATTTGATCGATGTAAACTTTGTTCTTAGCCATCTTCAAACGAACTTTCGCTGCTTTCTTCTCATACTTGTCGGCCTTACGCGCATGCTTTTGACTCTTCAATCCATAACCAGTGGTTCTCGAAAGTCGATTACCTTCAATGGCTAATTTAGAGCCTTTATATTGCATTTGCGCGGCTTTCTTTTCGTATTTCAATCTTGCGCTCTCGGACGAATTGTTAGCTTTTTTTTCAAATTTTGCGGCCTTCTTATAGTATTTGGAAGCCTTTACAGATTTCTGATTGGCTCTAGCCAAATCGATTGAAGAATGGGCTTTTTCGGCTTTTTTAGTCTGGTTGGCAGACTTAACGTCATAGTTCAAAGCTTTCTTCATATACCTGGAATTCTCGCCAAGTTTACGAGTTGCTTTTCTGACACCCCACTTCATACCGAGAACACCATGATGGTATAATTCGTCGTCATTTGTAACATAATTATAGACGAGCATCTTGTATCACTCCTTTTTATTCAAATGCTTCTCTGTTGAGTTTCCAAGCGACATAGGCGTCCATCAATGCAGCAACAGCATCGATCTTTTGGTCATATCGCTTCTTAAAAAGTTTTCGGTTTCCATTGGTATCCTCAAGAGTTATACAGTTACCCATAGCAAATTGCATGAGTTCTTCGTCAAATAAAAGAAGCCGCTCCTCAGAGAGTTTCTTCAACTCACCTAACGGAACGGACTCTGTTTTTGCACCCTGTATAACTTTTTCAACACCAAACGGACCATTTTCTCGTTCCCATCTCTCGACGAACTCTCGTGCGTTATATGGGTCGAAACCGAAGCATCGTACATCATAATTCATGTCTACGATGTGATTATCGACATCCTCGTACACCTGCATCATATCGAGAACGGTTCCCTCGAGAACTATTAAACTACCTTCTTTCATGAAATGCTCATACTTGTCTCGCATAGCCATAGGCAATTTCATGAGTGTAGTAGATGTGATGTAGTTTCGTGTTTTTATGCCGAAAGCCCCATTTGATAACGGGAACAAGAATGTAAACGCGCAGAAGTCATCACCTTGTGAAAGGTCAGCTCCAAGTGCGCATGGCATGTTCCAGAAATCTCGTTTCCGGTGTGGGAGGGTTTCTTCGTAAGTGAAATAATATGTATAGCCCTCCATTGGGATTCCGAAACGTTTAGCCAAAATATCATTTCGAGTAGCGGGAGCATTCTCTGCTCTGTCTACATCGAGCTGATATGTTTCATAAGTAACTGTTTTACCAAGGTTCGGATTAGCTTTAAGCCACATATCCGGATCGGCAACTTCATCAATCGAATCAAGTTTATACCACCAGATTGATACGTGCGGGTTAATGTAATCTCCTTTGAGAATGTCCATTAACTCCATTTTGATTGTATCGCCAGGTCCATTACGAACAGTACCTTCTGAGCTAACAGCAACTATCAGATAGTCGTCATTCTTAGATGCGCCCTGCTCAAGTGCGCCTATGACGTCCTCTCTAATGTCGCCTGAAAGCCATTCATCAACGGTGTTGATTCTACTGTTAAGACCTTGAAGTTTATCGATTGTCATCGGTCGAATTTCAACCAGCGAACCTGTTATAAAGTTCTCGATTCCCTTCTTAGTTGATGCTAATTTGGTTCGATTAGCTTTTGAACCTGTGGTGTTCTGTAACGAGCCGTCTGTGAGAAACTTGAACAGAGGCCCTCTAGCTCTTGTGATTGCGGTTCGCATCGGAGAAAGAACTTCCTCGGCCTGTTTCATTGTCGGGGCTGTATGAACCTGATGAGTAGTAGATGAGTCGACGTTAAGAAAGTAATTATGTATGTAAGATTCGTACTGCGACTTGGCAGCTCCTCGAGCAACTATGAGATACTGTTTGTTTATCAATCGTTTCTTAATTGATCGAGTAACATAGCGACCCCCATAACCATCTGGATCCGGTTCATACACGCTTCGCTCAACGTAGTAATACCAGCCAAAGATCTGTTCGGCCCATACTTTAAATAAATCGAGTAGCTTGAGATCATCGCCATTGGTTAAAGTGAGCTCATTCTCACAATAACTAATAAAACCCTCGACAGCTTGGTCGTCATACCAAATGCCAGGGTTCGCAATGAGATCATCTATTCGGTTCATTTCCATAGCAACCTGCTGATTGACTGGAATTTCGCCTCGAATTACGGCATCTCGAAACTGGCCGTAATATTTAGGCGTTGCAGTGTTCGATAACGCCATTTATCATCTCCTCATTTCTTCTTTTTCTCCTCGTCGAAGTATTTATTAAGTTCATTAATCTGCTTTTTGTAGTTAAGTGTGGTGAACTCTTTCTTCAATTCACCTACGGCATCTTTTGTTTCTGTCGGATTAAGCCCGAGCATTTCAGCACCCTTTTTCTTAACAAGGTCTCCAAGAAGCTTCTTTCCGGCATCGATAGCAACCGGTTTTAGAACATCTTTGCCGAGCGAATTTACAAATGCTTTTCCTCTCGAGATCTGTTGCGGAGTATATGACGCAATTTGTCTCTGTAGGTCAAGGTAATTCTTTTCTGCCTGGAGTCGTGACACTTTGGTTCGCAGTTCTTCGTCGGACATATCATGAACGCTCTTCTTTTTTGGAGCGGTTGAACTCGATTTCGACGATTCGCCTATTTTTCGTCCGGTTACAGCATTATACTTCGATTCGAGCTGAGCTGCTCGCTTCTTTCCAGCGGGGGTTAGTGTACCGTCTCGGTTACGGTATCTCCTAACACCCCACTTCATACCTAAAACGCCATGGTGATAAAGTTCATTGTAATCCATTTTGAATTTTCACCTCTATTCACTTTGACTATCTTTGTCGACGGCCACGTTAAGCCGCCACTCCAGTTCGCTAGCTAATCTATTCTTAGCCTCTAAGACATTCGTACTTGTCGGAGGATCGAACAGGAGACCAACTTTAAGATACATGTAGGACTTTACAGATTCTATTGTAAACTCATCTTTGATGAACTCATCCCATGTTTCATAACTGCCTTCAATTGTAAAACCCTCAGTAGGTCCAACTCCCAATTGGTGCAGGATCATGAAGACCGAGTTAATGTGCATGATGATATCGGCATCGAAATGAGTATACTCGGCTGTTATTCCAAGCATCTTCTTTACAGATGTTAATATGCTGTCCATGTCTTACCTCCTCCAAGGACAAGTATCGTTCAGACGCCGCTCAATGGGTTCTGTAAGAAGTAAACTCTCATCCCCATAGTGAATCGCGTCGTGTGTGTTTTTAATAGTACAAATTAGATTTTCAAGATCAAACAATTTTGGATTTCGCCTTAAGATATCTTCTTTCGTAATTGGGTTTATGTGGTGAACTAGAATACGAGAACGAATCTCTCGATCGGGCATAGCTAGATCGCATCCACCGTCTCGAATAATTACTAGGTCTCTGGTTCTAAGCCATTCGGGATCTTTGTAGAAAATCTGGTTCAGATATCTATCAAAACCGAATGTATCTTCGCCGACTTTTCCACCTATACGCAAATATCGGTACCGCTCGATAAAAGTAGGAATAGTAATAAGCTCTGAATATGTTTTAATACTCATCTGGATCACCATTCCCGCTATATCGTTTCATTGCTTTAATAGCTTCTTCAAACAGTTCTTCCTGTTTCTTAGCTGACTGAAGCGCTTCTGTTTTTGCTTGAAGCAGTTTATTCTCTTCTTCTAGCTTTTTCATCTCGAGTCGATTTTTCATAGAACCGAGCTTAAGAAAGTGCGTTGTTTCTTGCGAAGAGGCTGTTCCGTCAAGCAGTCTTTGTTCGACCAAGTCTACAGCAAGCGATATTAGCTGGTTTTCTCTAGCTTCAGGCGTAAGAGCAGGTCTTATCGGTGTATGAGTATCTTTAGAAGAACTCTTACTTTTTGCCACCGGAACGGCCTCCTTTCCTATTCATTAAATTTTATTTTGAAGAAATTCGGGCAAATCAGTCAAAGCCCTCATTGCTAATGCTATAGCCCCTTGCTCGGCAGGATGCGTATTGTCCGTATATAGCATACCGGTGTACCATTCGGATGGGTATGTTTCAGCATTGACTGCCTTAGCAAAGTCTATATATCGACATCCAGATGCTCGAACATACTCGTTCTTAAAAGTGTGCCTCCGTTCTGGTGTATTTGGAATTGTTGCAAGTATCGGTTCGATTTGATTATCTTTACAGTCCTGAATAAATTGGTCGGCATATGTTTTCCAATCAGAATTAATCGAGGCGTCATTATCGATATCGTTCATTCCTAAGCACCAAACTGCGTACTTTGGAGTTCCGTGATTTAATGTTCGTAACCATTCGGGATAGACATTTTCTGATTTTGCGCCTGGATAACCAAATGCCGCGAGATTATCATACCCCCATTTTATTAAATAATGAGGCCATCTTGTAGTACTCCAAAAATCTAGATAACTGTCGCCGTATAACCATATAGGTTTCTTAAAATCGCTGCAGTCCCAAGAAGTTGACACATTAGACAAAACTGCCCCATCAGAAACTATTTTGACTTCTCCGTTAGAACTCCCCCACCAAATATTGTCGTCAACTGTGAACGTTCCGCCATTCGTTACTACAGTAACAGCTATATTGTTGTTATTTCCTACCGTTATTATGACTCCTATATAATCGGCAATTGTTAAACCATGTTCTACATCTTTTCTAACTATGTCCGTTGTATTATACGTGACGACTTTAACATTTGTAGAACTGATTTCTACTCTTCCAGAATTATAAACGTTTACTCCGTGATAAAATTTGATAGTTCCCATGGTTGATACGGATCCGAAAAATACTAACTGCTTATTCTTTTTCGCTAGTGATTCTTCGAAAACTATTTCGTCCCCGCTATTAAATGACTCAACGCAAATGTTTTTTGGAGAGAATCCACTAGAACAGCTTTCTAGTATTTTCAAATCTTTCAAAAGAGTACTGTTAACTTCTGATGAATCGACCAACGCCGTTACTGCAATCTTGTATTTCAAAGAAGAAGATATGCTTAATTCCTTGACGCCAGAAGTTTCTATCGATTTTACGGAATCATTAAACGATACATTTTCAATTACGCCGTCTTTGCTAACTTCGTATAATGCGTCCGGGATATAGGAATTCTCTTCAACAGGCAATCTCTTTTTAGGAGTATTAAAAGGCTTTAAAGAGTCTCCCTCATTAAGCATCGGATATACAATTACCGGATCGTCTTCGGTTACATCAGTAAAACTAGTTGTTACTTGAATCGCGAATGTTGTAAATGTGCTTGCGGTATCATCGGTTACGATAAACGTACCTGGGTGGCCTTCGTAAACTGCGGTTGCTGTATATTTATTGCACACTACTCGTATTTTTGATCCTACGGTTCCAGTATTAGAATATATACCGACAGTATAAGTTCCAGCAGGAAGTTTAAATCGTGATGTATTGCTTGCTGATCTATAGTAATTTCGTAGCTGATATTGCGTAACTGCGGTTGCAGTTCCCCAAACAGAAATCGAACCGTCAGCATTTGGCTTAAAAGTTACTCCGTTCTTTGTGGCTGTCGCATCTTCATTTTGAGCTTCATTTGCGAAGTTATTGTCATATGGCAATTGACATAAATTGTCGGATTTAAGAACAACAGACGCCGTTTCATCCTGTAAATTGTTAATGTCAATTGACGATATTCCTTCGATTGTTGCTGTTTCAGAATCAATTTTTATTCCAAGTGCTGATTCCACACAATCCATAAAAATTTTGGACGGGACAACGTCTTTTGTCGCATAACCTGAGTCATTTTCAAATTCAGAAAGTTTTGTCGGGACAGTTAGCTCTTTAGAACTGAAATCTTTAACTACTCCATCTTCATCTACTTCGGCTATTGTAACAACGTTTCCAGATTTATGTCCTATGCGATTGTTTTTACTAAAGTTTTGAGTCGGGAGATCATCTCCATAGATAACGCCATAATGGTCATTACATTGTAATACTGCATCATCAAAATTGTACATCTCCCATGCAGTTGGTTGGCCATTGCTATCTACAGATTTAATCTGCACCGACTGTCCAATTTTGGCACCTTTTATACCTAGTGACACGCTGCTTCCGCTGCCATTCTCTAAAACATCGATTCGCGACAGTATCTGCTCGATGACATCAGCATTCTGTTCTTCAATTTCCTTGACCGGCTCGATATCATTAGCGATAACGATTCCGGTGGCAACTTTCGTATTCCACTCGTTCGTCGTGTTTATACCGTCTGATTTTTTAGCACAGATAATATAACGAACAGTTCCCGGTGCTTCGGTTACATGCCTTGACAAAAGCCACGAGAACGAAATCGTGTTGCCTTGGGTCACTTCCATAATAGCAACATCATCAATCAAATAAGCGTTAAGTTCTCCGGCTGCATTTTGATAGTTAACATATAGATTGTATTTCGTTAAATCAACATTATCGCCGACTATCTTTGAACAGACGAAATATATTCGATTTACTTTTTCATCCGATACGACTCCTAGTTCTTTATACATACTAGGAACATTAATTATTCTTGTTGAGGGGTCTATGAAGCACGCGTCATTGGGTTCTCCGCTTGACTCACTCATTGTCTCAAACAATTCATCTACAGTTGACATATTATTTTAACACCTGCCTTACTCTTATTGACGTTGTTTTTATTTGCTCTTCTTTTTTTTTACCGACAACATAAACGCGAAAACTTCTTGATGTCAATGCATCGTTATCAATTTTACATTTGCCGTTGATTATTGCTGTGGGATACTCTTTATCTCCGTTGACAAACACC